AAAAATACTTGGAGGTGAACCAACAACTCACCCACAGTTCCCCGAAATCGTTGACTTTTTGCTCGATTCAGGGGTAGCAAAAGAGGTTTGGTTAAATACAAATGCTCTGAATATGACTGAAAAAGTAGTAAGTGCATGTTCTAAATTAGATAAAATTTTAATAAGTATATATCCTATGGTAGATACGAATACAAATCAAGTGGCAGAGTACAAAAATAGTGGACTTACTAGACAGTTCAAGAAAGTTCACATAGCAGTAATGACAAGTTTCGAGAAGTTTGGTGTGCCACAACCACATCTACAGTACACACCTGAAGGAAACTGGAAAAGGTGTTGGCAGAAAGAATTTTGTAGAACAATAGAAGGAGAAACAATGTATCAATGTGCTATTTCTTTTGGTAGAAAAGCAGAAGGAATACACATAGCAGATTGGGGTACTAAATTAGACAGACCTCTAAAGATGTGTGATACTTGTTATTTTCCTCCAGCAGAAGAACAATGGAGTAGTTTGAAACCTAAGAAGGATTACAGAAACCTTCACAAAGGTATCAAATTATGGAGAGAGTATAAAAACAAAATAAATATAAAGGAGATTTAACATGGCAAATCATGTATATTTTAACATCGAAGTCACTGGTGTTGATGAAAGCGAATGGGAACAGACAGTTTTGTCTGAGAAAGTGACAAGAAAGAACTACGATGATGAGGACTACACAGTGTTAGAACCTCTAGAGTTAGAGAAACAACCTTTCATGCAAGGGTGTAAACCTGAGTTTGATGAAGATGACTACCTAAAAGACTCATACAACTGGTACTGCAATAATGTAGGTGCTAAGTGGTGTCATATTGAAAGTTGGGAATACAGTTATATTACAGGTTATTCAGCATGGTGTCAACCTACAGCAATGGTAGAGAACTTACTAGAGTACCTAAGTATGACTTATGACAAAGAGTTCAGTGCTAAAATGACATTTGAAGATGAGTTCAGAAACTTCATAGGAGTAGAATGGTATGACTCATACAAAGTAGGAGATGAGTGGGCAGTAGGTATGGATGAAAGCATTATAGATGGTGGAGACATAAACCTAAAAATAGAAGAAAACTACAAACTAGATATATCTGACGATGACTTTGATTGGTGGGGAGAATATAAAGACATCAATGGAGAAATGACAAACCCATCAGAGTATGCAGACGACCTAGTTTATGCTTTCTTTGATGATGGAGTGTGGAGATGAGTCAATACACAGATATAGTAGAAAAACGAAGACTCTACCTAAAAGCAGAGGAGTGGGGTAATAAAGTATCTCAGATATACTCTACGAAAGGTGGTATGGGTGATTTAGGATATGGCATGGGTATGTTTGTTTACTACAACAATGGTGCAGTACATAAACTAAAAGGTGACAGAATTGAAATAGTGCAAGTTCCGAACAGTATAGAGGAGGTCATAGATGACTACCAAAGACAAGGAATCTGAATTTTATTCACTAGAACTAAAGTACGGAAAAGAAGAAGCAATTCGCATCGCTGCAGAAGAGTGGGGTGAATCAGTAAACATAGTAAAGCAAAGAGTCAAAGACTGGGAGGACATAACAAAGTGGCTATAAATTATACAGAAAAACAAGTAAAACATATGATAGAAGCATATACATTTGAACCAACTAGAGAAACTGTGGAAAAATTAGCAGAAGAATATAACAAGAGTGTAAAATCTATTATAGGTAAACTAAGTAGAGAAGGAGTATATAAGAAAACCGAGTATACTACCAAAACTGGAGAGAAACCAGTAACAAAATTAGAGTTAGTGCAAGAACTAGCAGAAAGATTAGATATTAACCCCAACGCCCTAGCGGGTTTAGAAAAAGCACCCAAGGTAGCGTTAAAAAAGATATTGGAGGCAATATGAGAGTATGTAAACTAGTGAAAGCTGGTGAAAATGTAAAATTAATTGACAAGCATGGACTATATGCAGAAGTGATGGGTCTTATCGAAAGCCCCAGCGGGTACAAAGCAAGACTTAAATTTGCTGATGGTCATAGAGAAACCCTAAGCGTACAAAGAGTGCGTATGCTACAGTCTGAAGTACCTAAGAGTAGAAATGGAGGATTCTGGGATAACCACTAGGGTACACGGGAAATTAGATTAAATTGAGGAAGAACCCACTTAATTGTGGGTTTTTTATTGCTTAGAGAAAATTTTGAATTGGTGCAAGTTTCTTAGAATTAAGACGTGATTGTAGTAATTAGTGGTTAAAGTGGGTGTTTATAAAGTCGTTGATGTTGACTTTAGCGATACTTGGTTGTATCTTGTTGATATGTTTATACAATTAACACTCTGTCATTGTCCCAGATTAGATGCTCAGCTGTCACTCTCGCTTCGCTTCGTTCCAGCTTCTCAGCATCAGTTAGGACTAACGAGTGTAATCGGTAGTTCGTATTGACTATATAATCAAATTATGATATTATTATATCACAACTTTTATCATAATGCAAGAAGTGTTTTTCCTAGGGGTATGAAATTGTGTTTTATTTTAAGTTGAGAATCCAAGAAAATATTTTGACTTTTTAGTGAGGATTGTAGAATTTAGTTTAATTGTTCTTGTGATTTTCGTAGGGGTCAGATTTTCTTTGCGATACGCAATCTTCTTTCGAGTTGAAATGCTTTTCGTTTCTCTAATTCTCGTGTTCTTTTCCTATAATTGTTCATTTCATTTCGCTTTTGATTGGGTTTGATGTAATATTTTCTGTTTCTGCACTCCTCTTTTATTCCAGCATTGTCGCATTTCTTCCGAAAGATACGCAGTGCTTTTTCGAAACTCATATTCTTAGAATCAACTCTTGGCATCAGACCTCCTGTGAAAAGTCCATCCACGTTTCCGTAGATAGTATACTAATGAGGTGACAGATGACGCACTCCTGTCCAGTGTACGTGCGATATCTTCTGTTGGCTTTACATTGTAATGCCGTTTGATGTATTCTTTTTCTGCCATAGTCCATGTTTTTTTCATATCTATATTATACAAAAATTTTTGATTGCTGTCAAGAACTATTTTTAGGTATGTTCTAGATTATTCTTGACTTATGGTGGGAAAGTTGCTATAATATATCTATGAATGAAAATGATATATACTATTTATTTTTTCTAGCGATGTGTGTACATCTTGCCTATTCGCTGGGAAAACAACTCGGAATAAGAACCACGATAGACTATTTGGAACACAAAGGACTCATAGAGTTTGATGACTCTGAAAAATAGTTCTTGACATCAAGGTTAAATTTTGATATAATTATTTTGTAAGTGATAAGTTTCACTTGCGTATTGGTGCATCTACCGTTTTTGGAGATGCGAGTATTTACTGAAAAGGAATTATGGAGAAAAATATGAGTATAGATTTAAGTAAATTTTGGCTTGGATTGGATATGCCTACACTACCGAGTTACACGGAGAGTGGATATCCGAGATATAACCTAATCGAAAGGCAAGGCGACTATCGTATAGAAGTTGCAGTACCAGGTTGGAAAAAAGATGAGTTGGAGATAGTCTTTGATAACAAAGAACTCCACATCAAGGGTAAAAAAGAACAGAAACTGGGAGCTGACGAACAATTTGTTCATCAGGGGCTAAGTCTGAAATCTTTTGAACGAAGATTTATTCTAAACGCTGACCTACAAGTAGATGAAGTAAGTCTACAAGACGGATTACTGACAATCCAACTAACACGAACTCCAGATTCCAAGAGAAAAATCTTGGAGATTAATTAATGAAAGCATTAGCAAAAGTTCGTGATAGTATATGTGAGAACGGAGAGTTCTGCAACATGGTTGCAAATACAACTCTCGTATGTGCCTTTGGTGGCATCATGCTGAATAGCATTGTCGTTCTTTCATAAACTGTCAGAATGTATTCGGGGACTCATTGCGAGTCCCCAACCTATAAGGAGAAGTATGAAAATTTCAATAGAAGGATTAAGTTTAATTAAGAAGTTCGAAGGACTAGAACTAGAGGCATACAAGTGTGCAGCTGGTGTGTGGACTATCGGATATGGACATATCAAAGATGTCAAAGAAGGAGACAAAATATCAAAGGCTGAAGCAGATGAGATGCTAGTACATGAGATTGAGGAGTACGAAAACTACGTGAACACAGCAGTAAACGTTCCACTATCTCAGAATCAATTCGATGCAATTGTGTCTTGGGTGTTCAATCTCGGTAATGGTAATCTTCGCGCTTCAACTATGTTGAAAGTCATCAACTCTGGCGACCATGCTGGAGTCCCCGCTCAAATCAAAAGGTGGAACAAAGCAGGGGGTAAGGTCTTAGAAGGACTTATCCGAAGAAGAGAAGCAGAAGCTTTGTTATACGAAGGCAAAGATTGGACTCATGTCTGAGTTTAGAGAAAAATTAAAAGACTGGTGGAACTGGTTTAAGTCCCTGTTCATTACATATTATAAACTACAAGTTAGTTATAATCATACATGGGGAGACGCAGACGACCAAACCTTTGTAGTCAAAAAATTCCACAAGAAACAAGAAAAGTTCCTCTCATTCACCACACAAGATGGAGAACTAGTAGAAATACGAGGTGCAGAAGGACTTAACTACAGGATAACAGAACTATGAACCAATTAACTATAGGTGGTTTAGTTGTACTAGGAGGTCTTTGTTACTTTTTATACAACCAAAACGAAACCTTAAAGGAAAACAACATAAAGTTAGAAAACGCAGTGCAAGCCCAGCAAGAGGCAATGGACACACTGAGAGAGTCTTACGAAAAACAAGGTAAGTCTCTAATGAATATGTCTAGAAGAAACTCAGAAATAGAAGCTGAGAAAGCAGAGTATCTTGCAATATTTAGCAGACACAATTTAGATATGTTAGCATTGAAAAAGCCTGGACTCATGTCAAACAGGTTCAACAATGGTAGTGAAAAAGTGATGGAGGGAATGGAAGATGATACAGAAAAGTTATACGAGCTTACTGTGCCTAGCACTGACGATAAGTAGTTGTAGTTTACTTCCTACTAAGAAAGTAGAGATAGTATCTAAACCACTAGAAATCGATATAATGCAACCAGACTTACCCAGACCACTAGAACTTACCGCACCTAAATGGTGGGTAGTATCAGAAGCAAGGATAGCAAATCCTTGTATCAAAAGATTACAAGACGATGGCAGTATGAAAAGACCAAAGAGCTGCATCAAAGAAGATACCGAAAATCCAGATTGGCCAGAGGGTTACACCTACTTAGACCAGTTCTTAGATGAAATGAAAGAGCAGAACAATGGAGAAATATTGTTCGTAGGAACAACAATCGGAGATTACAAAGTTATGTCAGAAGATATGCAAGAACTTAAAAGGTATATCAATCAACTAGGAGAAGTAGTAATATATTATAGAGAAGTAACTGCTCCTAAAGCTCCAAGCGAGACAAAAAATGAGAAATGAAAAAGATTCTAATAAACAACAGGGGAGTACTAAAAGACTTAGATTTAATGGCACAGCAAGTGCTAAGACATCCGAGTACATTTAGGTACACTCCACCACCAAATGTCAGCATGGCAAGACTTAAACAAGTTATGGATGCAGACGATGGAACAATAGAAGAATGTAATGGAGTAGACTATTCAGGTAGGCACTTCCATACACATGAGTATAGATACTATCCAAGTAGAAAAACAGGCGTAAAAACATTTAGTAAACCAGAGCCATGCACAACTAAGTATAATTTCTTAGGTTGGTTAAGAAAAGCAACCAACAATAAAGCATGGGAAATGGACACTTGGGAAATACAACCAGAGTATCATGGATGGACTCCATGGCATAGTGGTAAAAACAAACCTATAAATTTTATAAGATTTGTATGGAATTCAGGTGTAGGAGTAACAAATTATGTGTCTGATGGTAAGCATTATAAATACAGAGATTCTAAGTACACAGGACAAAAGAATTGGAATTGTTTAGTAGGAAAACTAGACGGAAGACAGTACTTATCCGATAGAAATATTGGTAATCACAAGAGAGTCATTCTACAGTTTAGTTTACCTTCTAAGTACACAGCTACAATGGATGAATTTGTACACATACTGTCAGCAGGAAATAAAGAAGAAGCTGCACCAGGAGTACCTACATCTAACTATGAACGTGACATGATGCTAGGTAAATGGACAGCTTAAAACAACTTTTAACTTTATTATTCTGGAGGAAAGATTTAAACTCCTCTGCTAAATGGTTTGATAGAAACCAACCAGCACAAGACAGATTCTGGGAGTTGGAAGATTGGAATGAAGAACTTGAGGAACGAATAATAAAACTAGAAGATGAACTTAACAATATCAACAATAAAATCAATAGCAAGTAGAAATGTATGGAGTGCTGACTGGGGGATGCCTTTTGGTGACGCCATACTTTTTTACAAACATGACATAGGTCGTACCGACTATAATCACACTCATCCCGAGTGGAGAAACAATCAAAAAGAAATAATGAAAGAACTTGACATCAGCAATAAAGTGTCAGGTTACAGTAGGGTAATGAAGATTACTTTATATAGATTTACAGAACGAAGTTTCCATCAAGCAATGGGAAGAAAAGCTATTTATATATCACTAGGCGAGAATATAATTCTAGGAAGTAAACGTCCTGGACATCACATCTATGGTGAAATGGACAAGGTAAATGCTACTCCTTCTTGGAAAAGTGATTTTTATGACAAGAAGAAGATATGGAACAGTTATGTAGAAGATGAGGAGTTTGAAGTAGTAGGTAATATGGCTACAACTATGGTATATCCCAAGACAGGCAATATGTTTATAGAGGTGTGGTATGAGGTATAAAACAGATTCATTTACAGTTGATGATAAAGACAACGGAGCTTTAGGTCAATCAGAAAAAACATACCAACCTATTCACGATGAATACGATAACTCGCACAAAGCTAATAGAGTAGACTCAAAGTATTTAGATGCTACGGGTAGTGATACTACAGTAATACAAGTACCAAAATCCAAAGATACAAAAAGGATTCCTGTATTTGTAGGTGCAAGTGACCATCCATGTGATAAGATACAAGAAAAGATACTAGCGTATACACTACATAAAAATTCTAGTAGACCATTGGACATAACATTTCTAAGACCAAGTATGTTTCCTGGAGTATCTGCATTTGGTTGGGGTACACCTTTTACAGGATTGAGGTATGTAATACCAAAACTTATGGGATTTAAGGGAAAAGCTATCTATATGGATATGGACATGATAAACTTTAGAGATATTAGTGATTTTTATGACATAAACTTATATGGTAGACCTTTTGGAATGGTATGGGACGCAAAGATGATGGCAGGAAACAAAAGGGGAAGCTATTGTGATAGTATGATGTTGATGGATTGTGCAAAGACACAAGAATTTTTTGACTGGAATGAAGTTCATTCTTGGGGTGCAGTAACACCAGGCTTTAAGTGGATATTTATGGAAAGACTAAGAGCTAGAGCAAATCCTAACAATGAAGTAGAGAATATGATGATAACAAGAATAGACTCTAGGTGGAACTGTTTTGATGGGTATATAACAGACAGTCTTTTGAATGAAGACGAAGAACAGGACGAGTATAAATTAAATCAGATATTCCATTTACATTTAACAGCACTTAGCTATCAACCATGGCACAGTTCATATTTGATGAGTGCTAAAGCAACGCATAAAAGAACAGACATCACAGATTATTGGTGGCAGTTAGTAGATGAGGTAAGAGCCCTTGAAATTTGAAGAGCTGCTAGGCCCAATGGGTGTTGATAGATTTTATGAACAATACAAGGGTAAAAAACATTTTATAATTAAATCAAAGACCAGATTTAAAGATTATTTTAGTTGGCACGAGTTCGATAACTACCTCAATCAAACAAAGATTGGGCAATGGGATAGAACTCCACAGTTACAGGTAGTTGATGATAAGGGTGGCAAGTGGTGTAAAAAGAAATCCGAGCAACCAAAGACTAGAGAAGAACTACTTGAGATGTGGAAAAATGGACACAGTTTTATACTAACCATCAGTGAGTTTCTTAATAAACAAATGTGGCAACAATGCCAAGAGTTTGAGAAACACTATGGAGTTGGGCAAGCGAATATTTATTGTAGTAATCAAAAGGATGCAAAAACATTTAGTATTCACGCTGACTCTACAGATAACTTTCTTTTTCATGTAAGAGGAAAGATACGCTGGTACATATACAAAGAGTTTCATAACAAGGGCATGCCGTACAGACCAGACAGTACAACCTTGTTAGACAGTTTTGTTCTTGACGAAGGTGATTTACTTTACATTCCGAAAGGGCAATTCCATAGGGTAGAAACCCTAAGTCCAAGAATATCAATCAGTTTTCACTTTCAAGAGAAAGGGGATAAACCTTACAAGAGGAAAGATTGGTACGATTGGAAGCCGTAGGAGAATATTATGGCAGACGAGCGATTCAGTGGCGATATGTCACGGAACGAAGTAGAGATAGACTTAAGTAAGTTTATGGAACTGGTAACTGAGAACAGTAATCTCAAAGCTGAGATAACAGAACTCAAAGCAAACAAGGAGCCAGACAATCCATGGCAGCGTTGGATATTCTTATCAAATATGATAGACGCATGGAGAATCTTTCCGAGAGCTTTCTTATCAGTATACATATTCTTACTATACTACGCAACAATGTGGTTCATGAACTTGGAAGACCCAACACTCGAACAGTCAGGTTTAATATCTGTCATAGTAGGTGCTGGAGCGGCTTGGTTTGGTCTTTATGCTGGTACAGCAAAAGACAAAATCAATAGCAAGTAATCATGAACTCGATGTGGAAACACTTCTGCCGATGGATAAAGGACGTAGTCTACGTGCCTGTCGGTGAGAAGTGTCCATATTGTAAGAAATCAGAAAATAATACTTGACATATGGTTATAAATTTAGTATAATATTCATATGAAAAATACAGAATACAAAGAACACAGAACTTGTCAGATGTGGAATGCTGAGACAAAGTCATTTGATGATTGGCATATCGGAGAGTGCGAACACTGCGGAGAAGAACTAGACCATCAGTCTGGCGAATGTCCAAAGTATAAGTGCTGGATAGCATGAATCTATTTTATCTTGACGAAGACCTCGACAAGTGCGCTGAGTACCATGTCGACAAGCACATAGTAAAGATGCCTCTCGAGGCAGCACAACTCTTATGTACTGCGATATGGGTCGATGCAAAGCTAGGCTTTGTTCCTCGTGCATTGGACAAAGAAGAAAGAGAAGTTCTGAATAGTGAGAAAGCCAAGATTAAACATCTTCCTTTGGAAGAAAGACCACTCACACCATACCTGCCGATGATGTACAATCATCCTTGCACAATATGGGTTCGGTCTAGCTTGGATAACTTTGAGTGGACTCATTGTTATGCTAACGCACTCAACGATGAGTACCACTATCGTTATGGTAAACAACACAAGTCTATTGTAGAAGTAGTAAATAAACTACCCGAACCAAAGAATCTACCTAGACTTGGATTCACAGAGTTCGGACTAGCAATGCCTGATGAACTGAAAGACTACGATAATCCTATACAGAGTTATCGTGACTACTATCATCTTGACAAAGCTACGTTCGCAGCATGGTCTCACAGAGACAAGCCTTACTGGTGGAATGAAGATTACGCCGACTATGAGGAAAGGATAACAGCAAAATGACAGATGATTATTTAGGAGACAACTTAATTAAGTACGAAGTCAATGGTATGTCTATGGTATTTCCAAAAGACATAACAGAAGAAGAACTACACAAGGCAATTATGAAAAGACTAAACAGTCTATATTTTACTAAAAGACCTATAGTAGTTAGAAAAAGTAATGGGGAAGAATATAAATTACTCAATGGCACACGGATGCAGGGTAAAAGACACTCATCATGAATTTAGAACAATTAATTGCAGTAGCAGAGGAGAAACCACAAGTAATGGGAAAAGCAGAAGTTATAAAACAAAATCTGAAAACACAACACGATAAAGTCAGTGCTGAGATTGGTATCCTCGAAAAACAATTAGCAGACAAGAAAGAGTATCTTGCAAAGATTGAGGGTGGAATAGATGTAGTTGATGAATTACTAAAATGATAGTAATTGAGGACGATTTCTACCCAAATCCAGATGAGGTGCGTAAGAACGCACTAAATATGTTTTTTATGCCTGGAGTGAAAGGCAAGAAGGTTATGTTTGCAGGACAGAGGTCTCTTGGCAGTTTTTCTGCACAGAACAGACTATACTGTAAGAATAGATTAGAGAAGTTAATAAACAGAAAGATAATACTATTCCCTACCAATAACAGTAACTGTAGCTTTACTCTAGGCAAAGACTTGCATGGACAAGACCATAAGTATAGAAATTGGATTCATCAAGATAAAGGCGACCACGAAACAAAGAGAACAAAACATTTGAACTCTCAGATGTTTGCGGCTGTCTGTTATTTGACACCAAATAATATAGCACCTTCTTTGAAGTATGGAACAGGACTGTTCACTAATGTAGAAACAGGAAAGAACTGGGCTACTGAAGGCAAAGGTTATGGTAAGTCCTTAAATTTTTCAGGAGAGTGGCCAGGTGAGCCAGGGTATGACTTACACACTTACGTAGGTAATATGTATAATAGAATAGTAGTATACCCTGCTACTTACTGGCATGCTCCTTACAATGCAGGTTTTGGACATGACAAGTACTCAGGAAGATTAATTCAAGTATTCTTTTTTCACGCAGAGAAAAGCGGAGTAGAAAGAGCATATGAGCTTAATTAAATTAAATGGCAAAGGCATAAGAGACTTAGAGAAGAATGTACTGCACGAAGAAATAACTAAAAGCGAGAAAAATAAAGAGTGGTTAAAGTACCATTCAATAGTTCCAAAACTATGGGACAGACCTCGCTTACATTGTTATGCTTACTCTCTCTACGGAGATGAGAAGTACTTAACTTATCTTAGATACTCTATTATGAGTTTGCGTATGGTACATAATGATGCAAAAATTATAGTTTTTGCAGAAGAAAAGTTATGGGCAAAAGCAAGAGAAGAACTAAAACACTTAATATTTGAACACGATATAATATTTGTAAAAGGTGTTGGTGCTTGTTACAAGCAAGTTCTTGCGTGCCACTACATATTGAAAGACTACAAACACTGTACGATTTTAGATGCAGACCTTTTCTTTTTAAGCAAGAAGAACGATAGCTTTAGACAGTACTTGAATATTGTAAAAGATTTAATTAACAAGAATCCTAAGTCTTTTGTGTGGGCATTTGGTAGAAAAGAAACACCAAACGTAAACGATACTGTTATGTATAAGAGAGGTAGAGAGGAGACTCTTTGGCCTCACACTTATATCTGGGACATGGAAGAAGAAATGGATATGGATATAGTACAACTTCTGGAAAAGGAGACACTATGGAACATCTCCTATATATTTTCTTTCAGTCCCAAGCAGTTGCAGTCTGATAAATACAAAGCATGGGCAATGTGGACTATGTTTAATAATAATATGTGTGATGAAACTTGCTGGTGGCTATGGAGTAAGAAGTATAATTGGAAGGCTTTTTACTGGAATAATGTAAATAAGAATCTTAGTATAGATTCTAAGACACACGAAGGCAAAGAGGTTCATCTATTTCAACCCATGTTTACAGACGAGTTAGAAAAGAAAATACATAGAAGATACCAAACTTTTATGGCAATACTAGAGATAGAAAATAAATACAAAGAGTTTATACATGAGCGATTACAACACGAACAAATTTAACGAGGACGAAGCACTCAAAACGCTTCAAACCTATATTGAATCCACATACGATGGACATTATAGTATGAATAAAATACAGTCTACTGAGTTCATATTTGACGCAGGGCATGGAGAAGGTTTCTGTTTAGGAAACATAATAAAGTATGCACAGAGATATGGAAAGAAAGAAGGAAAGAACACAGCAGATTTATTAAAAATTTTACATTACGGAATTATTTTACTAGGGGCAACATATGAGAACGAAAAAACACGAAAATCTTACACAAGCAAATATAACCAAGGTAATTGAGTTATTAAACCCTACAGATGGTAGTAAGCCAATCACTAAGAAAGAAGCATGTAGTATACTTAACATAGCTTACAACACAACTAGATTGGGCAACATCATCGCAGAGTTTCATGAGATGCAAGAGTTCCGTGCAAGAAGAAAAGCACAGAATAGAGGCAAGGCGGCAACGCCACAAGAAATACAAACAACAGTACAAATGTACTTAGAAGGAGACAATGTCAGTGATATTGCCAAAGCACTATACAGGTCTCCAGCATTTGTAAAAGGTATCATTGATAGAATTGGTGTACCACAAAAATTGGCAATGACGGACTATCAGGGGAGAAGAGAGGCTATGCTACCAGAACAATGTGTAGCAGATGAATTTGAACCAGAAGAAAGAGTTTGGGCAATTAGACAGAACTATCCAGCGATAGTAAAGCGAGAGTTACAACCTGAACTTGCAGAAGAAAGAGGTTACAAATTATACCTTGTTGACACGATAGAGTGTACACAAGACGACTTAAAAAATACATACTTCCCACATTTGAGTCATGCAGGAAAGCAATACTGTTTACCAGCATATGATATGGGCAGTCTAAGACATTTACGAGAGTATATGTAAAAAGGAAATATATGGAATATATAATTGCTATGTGGTTTTCTGCGTGGCTAATACAACTGTGGTCAATATTTAGACCAATTTGGTTACTAATACCAAAAGGCAATATGGTCATGAGACATAAATATATCACTGGAACTGTAATGGCAGTAATGGTATTCGTTTTAGTACCTTTACTATTATTACCAATGATGAGTGATACACATAGATTAAGATTTCAGAATAGTTTTCTGAGAGGATTATTAGGAGAATAATATGGCATACATAGGCAACCCCTATTACGATGCACTTGAAGCAAAGTACATAGCACAGATAAAAGAAGCACAAGCAGTATTGCAGACATACTTTCAAAACTCTGTAGGTATCGGAGAACACTCTGATTTATTACCTGAGTTTGATAAGTGGGTAGAGCAACTTGCAAGTGCAGATGAAAAGCTACAAGCATTGCGCAAGTTACTAAAAAGATGAATCAATCACTAATCTTAGAAGATGGTGATGTAAAGATTGCTGTAGTACGAAACACATACGAAAGAGCTGTGTTTCACTATATGCATGGACTAGACTTTATAGGTTTTGATAACTGGTTAATGGAAGGCAACTTAAAAAATCAGTTTGAACTATATAAAGAATGTGACCACTTCATAGATTTTAATGATTGGCAGAATGAATTAAAGCTTTTAGACTTACATCCAAAAGATACTTCAGTTATGGAAGGTCAAGTGGGAATATCTGACTACAAGAACTGGTACACACTAAAGAGCCGACAAGTAATATTCCATCTGTATATGGATGAGATTAAACATTACGGGTATAGCTACTAAAAAATAGTTCTTGACTCATGCTTAAAATTCTTGTATAATATATTTATATTAAGGAAATAAGCAATGAGTGACAGATTTTACCAACAAATGCTAGACACCACAGGTTGGTGCCCTGGTTATCGTAATACTAGTACTATTGCCGAATACAAACAAAACTACACATTAAAAAGGAAAAGAAACATGGCGTGGACAGACGAAAGTAAAGAACAAGCAGTTGAGATGTATACTGCTGAAGAACCGACTCCAGACAATAGTATGGAGATTGTTAAGATGATTGCTGAAGAATTAGGCGAGAGCCCAAATGGTGTCAGAATGATTCTTACTAAAGCAGGAGTATATGTAAAGAAAACTCCAGCTACTAAATCTAGCAGTGGTGGAACTGGTGGTGGCAGAGTAAACAAAGCTGCTGCTCAAGACGAGTTAGCCAAAGCTATTAGTGATATGGGCGAAGAAGCAGATGATGCTATCATCAGCAAGCTAACAGGGAAAGCTGCTACATATTTCACAAACTTAATCAACAAACTTAACGATTAATACCCCTGAAAACATGGGGAGGGCAACCTCCCTGTGTATTTTTGTATCTAACAAAAGCACCTTACAGAGTAATACCATGATTGGACGGTAATAGATATTAACCTACCAACAAGGAAACGCATGAAAAAAGACGATTTTGTTAAAAAACTTGATGACGCTGGCGATGCCATTGTTACATACAGAAGTCAAAATAGTCGCAGAATGAAATATAATGTTTGCACTAGTGACTTTAATAATAAGTATATACAAGAGAAAAAGAATCGAGCAAAACCAAATGATAGACAGGTTTTATTATTTTGCTGGGATACTGACTCCTATAGACTATTATCGCCTGAGAACGTGACTTCTATCGTTCCTTTATCGAGGATATTGAAGAATGATAGAATTACATGAGGCACCAGCTGTCTATGAAAAAGAAATAAGTTATAACGAAGCTAAACATGAAAAAGTATTCGTTATGATAAATACTTTTCGTGGAACAGAATATATACACATAAGAAAATATTATCAAGACTTTGACGAAGAATGGAAACCTACCAAGGACGGTATTGCCATGCCTTTAGATTTTAATAATAGTCGTGGACTATTTGAGGCGTTAGTTGAGATTCTGTCAATATCAGAGGTCAAAGGAGTATTAGAAACTCATTTCAAAGAAGTTCTCGATAAGATATACCTATAGCATCAAAAAATAATACTTGACAAATCCTTAAAAATTCTGTATAATATTCATATGAATAAGACAGAATACCTAGAATTATGTAATCAAAAGTATGCAGAAGGTAATCCTATATTACCTGACGATGTATACGATAGACTCGTAGAGAATACCGAACTTGAAAATAAAGTTGGGTATGATGTAAGCGAGGCGAGACATAAACATCCTTACCCAATGTATTCATTACAGAAAGTCTTTATCGGAGAAGATAAAGAACCAGATTGGGATTCCAAACAACCACACATAATGACTGCCAAGTTGGACGGTGCAGCTGTGTCTATAACTTATATAGATGGCGTACTGACACAGGCATTGACTCGTGGAGATGGTAAAGCAGGACTAGATATTACTGATAAAATTAAGACTTTAGTACCAAATAAAATATGGAGTAAAGGACTGAAACAGATTACTGGAGAAGTTGTTGCCCCTAAGAAAATACCAAATGCTAGAAATTATGCAAGTGGTGCTTTGAATCTAAAGGACTTAGAAGAATTTAAATCTCGTGATTTAACTTTTATTGCTTATGGTATTCAACCAGCAATTTGTCCCGAGTGGACTGCTGATATGGGCATGGTAAAAGACATGGGATTTAATACTGTCACACTTAGTGATTGGAATGAATTTCCTCAGGACGGTAAAGTTGTAAGGGTCGACTCTAATAGATATTTTGACACATTAGGCCACACCTCACACCACCCTAGAGGAGCTTTCGCTCTAAAGACAAGACAGGCTGGAATAGTTACTCGACTCTTGGACGTTGAATGGAATGTCGGGAAATCAGGTGCTGTATCACCAGTTGCAATCTTAGAGCCTTGTGTCATAGGAGAGGCGACAGTAAGCAGAGCAACCCTACATAATATCGGATATATCGAAGCATTAGACTTAGAGATTGGATGTGATGTAGAGGTTATTCGTAGTGGAGAAATCATACCTAGAATTGTAAAACGAGTATGAAACTGAAAGATAAGATACAAAAAAGACTAGATGTACTAGAGTTTATGATGCGTAATAATATACACCTCGCAGACCCCGACGGGTGCATGGACTATAGTTGTAGCATTAGTAAGTTTTGGTCAGTTCTTTCAGAAGAAGATAGAGATTTTATCCAAGGTTGCCAGTCTTCAATCGAAGAAGGCTGGGAGTGGAAATGAGAGTACTAATTCTAGCAAATGGAAGAACTGGCAGTACAAGTCTTATGTTAGGACTTGCCAGTGGACTTCGTTGTGAGTACATAGCAGAGCCTTGGAATCTAGACCTAATCGATAAAATAGAACCCAAACATCATGAGATAGATTATCACAATCTTCCCGAAGATGTAGTAGTAAAGTGTATTGTAAATGTAAAGCAGTACCTTGGATTCTATATGTATTGGACAAATTGTCCTTTTGATTGTTCAGGACTAGACTGGTTGGACAATGGTAGTGAAGCTGTATTTTGGTATAGGTTTGCACAGAAGTTTGACAAAGTTATAATACTAGATAGATATGATGTTAGAGCAAGAGTGTTAAGTGCATTACACGCACAACACTATGAAGAGTGGCATGGCGAGTATGAGTTCAAAGAGGAGATAATACCTCCACATAAAAATATGAAAGAACTATATATCAAGGAAGAAGTCAGTAGTGAACTCTTAAAATTGCTTTCGAGAAAATTAGAAGTTGATATAACATACTATGAAGAAATTTTCAATAATAAACAAAGGGAAAGTTATTTCGGTCTTCCAATAGATTCTGAGAAACTTTTTGAAAATTTCCTAAATACAAAACATAGGTATCAACAATGAGTGGCGGCGTATATAATAAAACCTTTTTTGACAACCATCCGTGGGAGAAAGAAAAGGACGGCATACTATATGGCATAGTACTGGTAAACATGCAAACATGGGAACGAGAAACAATAAAAGTCGGCATCGCAAAAGGGCGAACATTCAAAGACGCAGTAAAAAGAGGGCGTGGCTTCACCAATTACGATATAAGAATACAGAGGCTTTGGCAGGGGACGATATACGACTGCTGGAGATGGGAACAGAAACTACACAAGATGTTCGAGAATGACAGACACAAAACACAGCACCATTTTGGAGGGCATACGGAATGCTTTAGCATGGAATCAAAGATTCTACAAAGCTTCCCCAAAAAGAATGACATATTTAGGGATTAGTGAAGGGTTCCACGATGCAGCTATTGCAGTCGTGAGAGACCAAAAAATACTATTTGCTTCTCATATAGAGAGAATGACACGCAAGAAGAATGATGCGTGGGTGCCAGAGTGGGTCAAAGAACACGCATATAACGAGTACGCATATGATAAAACAATATTTTACGAACATACTGAAATCAAGAATTGTAGACGAGAGATGTACGGACTGGCAGCGACAGAGAATGGCAGAGCGTACGATGTCAGAGATATACTTCACCATAAAAGTCACTACGCCAGTGCTTATTTTACTGCTCCTTTCGTACCTAACAGCACAGTTGTCATAGATGCTATAGGTGAGTTTGATACTGCAAGTATTTGGGTAGATGGAGAAAAAGTATGGAGTCGACAATACCCATGGTCACTAGGTCTATTTTATAGTGCTATAACAAAACGAATAGGACTGAAACCTAATGAAGATGAGTATATCACAATGGGCATGGCTGCATATGGAGATATAACAATCGACATGATGAAGTTCATTAACGAAAACCACCACAAAGGTATTCCAATGCGTAAATGGTTTTGGGAAACACCTGAAGATATAGCTGCTTCAGCACAAGCACACTTAGAGAATGAACTCATGGAAATATTTGCAAAGGCTCGTAAGTATGGGCCGAAGGTTGCATATGCTGGTGGAGTTGCGTTAAACTGTGTAGCGAACAGTAAGATTCGTAAAATGTTTGATGATATGTGGATATTCCCAAGTCCAGGGGATGCAGGTAGTTCACTAGGGTGTATACTAGCACATACACAACAAAAGATAAAGTTTGAAGATTGCTACTTAGGGTACGATATAGATAGAGAGGTAAACCCCATAAAAGTAGTAGAAGAAATAATTAATAATAAAGTAGTAGGAGTAGCAAATGGAAAAGCAGAGTTTGGCCCTAGGGCGCTTGGTAATCGTAGTCTGCTTGGCGATGTCCGTTACGATATTAAAGACACAGTCAATGATATCAAACGTAGACAGAAGTTCAGGCCTTTTGCCCCCGCGATACTTGAGGAGTTTGTAGATGAATATTTTGAAGGGTATGCTAATGAGTATATGCAGTATGTTTCAAAAGCAAAACATGACTACGATAGCGTCTCACACGTCGATGGAACAGCACGAGTACAGGTGGTTAGAAAAGACAGTAAGTCAATACTTCGACCCATACTAGAAACGTATTATGAAGCTACCAAAGTGCCTATGTTATTAAACACAAGTTTGAATATTAAAGGGCAACCCATGGTAAATACTTGGGAACATGCCAAAGAGTTTGAAAAGAATTATGGAGTAAAAGTATTTTGAGTGAATCAGTACTAGATTTAAATTATGTAGACAATCCTGATACTTGTAAGAGATATACAAGTACACGCCCTGACATCTATTTCAATGGAGATAGTTTTACGCAAGGTATGGAATTACAGGATAGATTCAATGGATGTTATACACATCTTGTAGCAGAACACTTTAATCAAACATGGGGCAGGTCATCAAAGATAGGTGGAGGTAATGACAGAATACTGAGAGTTACTTCATCCGATATGTTGATGATGCCCAAGAAACCTAAACTAGCAATAATACTTTGGTCTGGCCCGAACAGACATGAGTACCTAAGTAATCTCAATATTTGGAGACAAGTAGGGCATATTCGTTTTGCTTTTGACAGGAGGGATTTAGAAATAAAAAGAAGTGATATATACTGCCACCCTGACATGACTCGTGAACAGTACGAAGGTTGGAAGAAATATATGGCAAACTGTAGAACTATTAAATGGAATCTACACGCAACTCTTATGAGTATGATTTATCTTAGAAGGTTATTCAACAGTGAGGGCATACCTCATTTGTATTACTGGATGTCAAAGGGACAAGTAGATTGCGCACTAAAATCTTTAGATGAGATTAAAAAAGAGGGAGCTAATGTCATATGGGAACAGCAATACAATATGACTAAAAAGGATTTCTTGAGAGAAATACCTGAACTAGAAGATGAAGGTTTCTATGAAATGACAAAGTTTAGATTAAAGAACCAGTATGGCCCAATGGACCATCCGTTAGAGGAAGGTCATCAAGCAATGGCCGATAGAATTATAAAGGATATATATGATAAAAAATTGGATAAAGTATTTAAGTAAAAAATTGAAAGCATGGAAGTTTCAATGGGACAATCGAAACGTGGTAGAAGATACCCACATCTACGAGGAGTAGTAAATTTTGATTGTACAAATTTTCCTGAGCAAATCAAAAATAGTTCTTGACAGATGCTTAAACTTTTTGTATAATATATAATATATTTGAGAGAGAAAAAGAATGACAACAATCACACCACCAACCAACTGTCCTTGTTGTGACTCCATACTGGAGTTAGTAAACGAGCAGTTGTTTTGCAGAAACACAAAGTGTCCTGCACAGTGGAGTAAAAAGTTGGAGTCCTTTTCCTCTACTCTTAAAATCAAAGGGTTAGGCCCTTCGACTATCTCTAAGTTAGGTGTCGAATCCTTACCCGAGCTTTACGAACTTACTGTATCTGATATACAGGATAAGATTCACAGTGAAAAATTAGCTGAGAAACTCTATGACGAACTACAAAAGTCTAAGAGTAGCAAGCTGGTAGATATTCTGCCTGCTTTCTCAATACCACTTATTGGTCGGTCAGCTTCTCAAAAATTATGCGATACGATATCACACATCGAAGATATTAGCGAGAACAGTTGTACTGAGGCAGGTATCGGACCAAAAGCATCAGCTAATCTGGTAAACTTCATGGAAACAGAATTTTATCCGAACAGATACATAGACACATTACCCTTCAATTGGAATAATAAAATTAGTAAAAAGAAAGAGGTCACTGGTGTTGTATGTATTAGTGGTAAGTTAAAAAGCTACCCTACAAAGGCTCACGCTACGAAAGTACTAGAGTCATATGGATTTGTAGTAAAATCAAGTCTGACAAAAGAATGTACTCATCTCATAAATGAGTCAGGTATCGAGTCAGCAAAGACGCAGACAGCTCGTGACCGAGGTGTTTTAATAATAAGTAATATAAAACATTTAATTGGAGAAAATTAAAAATGGCATTACCAAAATGGACAGACGAAAGAACACAATCTTTAGTGGACTTTGTCGGTGGAGAAAGCCCTGTATCACAGGCAACTGTTGCTAACGCAGCAGACGAACTAGAAACTTCAGTAAGAAGTGTTAGTTCAAAACTAAGAAAAATGGGTTTTGATGTAGAACTAGCTTCTGCTTCACAATCTAAGTCTTTTTCAGATGAGCAAGAAGCAACTCTTAGCACATTCGTACAAGACAATAGCGGTTCTTACACTTATGCAGAAATCGCTTCTAACTTTGAAGGCGGAGCTTTTTCAGCTAAGTCAATTCAAGGTAAAATCCTTTCTATGCAGTTAACAGAACATGTTAAACCTGCTCCTAAAGTTGAGACTGTTAAGTCTTACAATGAGGAAGAAGAAGGACAATTTGTATCATTAGTTAATGATGGTGCATTTATTGAGGACATCGCTGAAGCTTTAGGCAGAAGTGTAAACTCAATCAGAGGAAAAGCTTTATCACTCTTAAGAGCTGGTGAAATCAATGCTATTCCTAAGCAGAAAGAAACCAAAGGTTCAAGCAAAGCTGACCCTTTAGCAGGTGTCGACATTGACGGCATGACTGTTGAAGAAATTGCTGATGAAATCGGCAAAACAGTAAGAGGCGTGAAAACAATGCTTACTAGAAGAGGCTTACAGTGCTCAGACTATAACGGTGCTGCTAAAAAAGAAATAGGCTAATACCTATTCATCTCATGGCGAGCTTTCCTTCGGGATTGCCTCGCCTTTTTTATAACTTAATAATTGTTTTGGGAGATTCAATTGACATTAGAAAGTGCATTACTTAAGCAAATACTTGCGAATGGTGATTTTAATACTTGGAACGGGTTAAAAGAACACTATTTCCCTGAAGGTGAGTACCGAAAACTGTGGAAAATAGTAGACAAGCACGTACACAAGTATCATGACTTGCCAACATTTGAAGATTTAAAACTAGAAGTTCGTTCAAGAGAACTTCAAGAAAAGATTTATGCTATTGAGACAGTAGAGACAGATGTTGCTCCAGAATTATTATTAGATTATTTAAAAAATCAATTTACACAAAGTGAGATTCTTACAAGAATTGAATCTTTTGTAGACAATCAAATAGCTATCGGCGATGCTCGTGAGAACATTGACTTACTACAAGAAATTGTAGTGCAAGTAGAAGATAGGGTAGAAACCAATGACGAAAACGAAAGTATGGAAACTATCGAGCTGTTTGACAGTGAGGAAGATTACGCTAAGTATCTACCTCTAGGTCTTAATCATGAGTATGATTTTGACTATAAATTCTCTCCCAAAGACCTGGTCGTTGTTGGCGGAAGTCGTGGTGGAGGTAAATCATTTACGTGTTGTAACGTTGCCGTATCGGCTACCGAAAAAGGTAAGTCGGCACTATACTTTACAATCGAAATGGAACCAAGACAGATTCTTCAAAGAGTCTGTGCTATGGCATGTAATATTCCTATCAAGCGAATCAATACTAAAAATCTATCTCCTATGGAGTGGCATAAAGTAGCTGATTGGTGGGCAGGAAGATTTGAGAAAGGAGAAGAAGCTAGGGAAGCGTTCAATGAACACGAAGATTTTGATAAGTTCCATTATCAATTGACTCGTAATCCCTTACGTACAGATGTTCCTCAAGTAGACATCTACTACGACCCAAGTCTTACACTCGCTAAAATTATTAGTGTAGTAAGACAAAAGGTTGCATCTACTCCAGACCTTGGCATAGTTATTGTGGATTACCTAAACCAAGTCAGACGCCACAACGCTCCCAGTCGTGGTGGTCAGTACGAATGGACTGAACAGATAGAGATATCCAAAGGGCTAAAAGCACTAGCCCAAGAGAACAATGTCCTTGTTCTCTCAGCATTTCAAACAAACGAAAAAGGAGAAGCAAGATTCGCCAAGGGTATTCTTGACGCAGTTGATGCTGCCTACAGTATTCAGCATTGGGGCGACACAGAACCTGCAATCAAGTTGAAATGTGATAAGATGAGAAATGGAAAAGTAGAAGGCTTCGTATCCACAATGAATTGGGACAGCCTACGTATCGGTCCTCAAACTGAGATAGACCCAGACGAGAAAGCTGAAATGAAAGAAGCTTTATCTACAGGAGAAAGTGCTTATGATTTATAACCCTTTACAACAAAGAATATGTATTGGAGTAATTGATACTAGAGATTTATTTAGAACAATTCCATGCCCCAGTATGAACAATGTAAAAGGGTGGTGGCAGCGACAGCAGAATAGACAAGACATAAGACTGTATGCTTTCATCAAAGATGTATTACAGAATGGATTTGTAGACCCACTTATTGTGTGGTACAATGATGGTAAACAAGAGTTCTCATTACATCCTGGAATGAATAGAGTAATGCTAAACAAAGTCTTAAAATTACCTATGCAAGCATGGGTAATCAGTGCAGATATAAAAGACTACAGAAGATTAGGAAAAGTATTTCCAGGCATTACAAAATTGAAACTAGACCCCAGCGGGAATAGAGATATAAAAATGACTGCACAACATAGAAAAGATAATAGATTATATGAAATTGTATTTGACAATGACAAGATACTTCCAACTATGAGAACTGCTAAAAATGATGCAGAGTGGGCAGAAGTCCACAGCCGAACAGGTTTTTATGTGTGGTGTGGAGGAGAACAAATTTGCAAGATAGGTACTCCAACACAAAACGACCACTGGAACGTAAAAGATGTATCAGGTATCTACGAACTTGCACTCAAATACTTTTTTAACTACGAGGTAAAAAATGCTTTTATACACAGAAGAACAACTTAAAGTAGCGTACACAACATATTTACGCAAACTTATTTTTGCAAATAAACAGGGCATAGAAGTGCCTTTTCCAACACTAGAACAGTTTAGAGAAATCTATGAAGATGAATGGAATCAAAGATACAGGGAAATGAATGAAGGACTATAAAAAACACGAACTATTAGTAGAAAAACTATGTAGAGATGCAGGGCATGAAGTAGATACTCAAGTTCCTTATTGGAGTGACTACAAAGGAAAAGACAGTTTTATGGATATAGTTCTATATAATAACTTAGCAATTGAATGTAAGTTTCAAAAAGGCACAGGTACAGCAGATGAAAAGTTTCCTTATGTAATGCAAGAATGTTTTAAAAACTGGGGCGGAGGAATAATAGTTGTAGATGGTAGTTGGTGGGACGAAGACCAAGGATTAAATATAGTAACATACTGTAAGACAATTGCACATAAGTGGAACTCCGAAGTACTATACTTAGAAGAATTTAAGGAGAGAGTACATGGCTTATGATAGAGTAAGTAGAGAAACTGCGGAACTAGTACCATTACCTCCACATACTTGGTATGTGAGAACAGTTGGATGGTTACTAGAACAAGACAAAGTAAAAGAAAATATACAAAACGTTCCGCTAAATGAAAAGTTAAGGGAAAGTTTGGCAAAAGACGGAGTAAAATCTCCCATACTCTGCATGCCAAACTGGTACCCCATAGCAGGGAGTCAGAGGATGAGATGTCTTCAGGAACTCCCTGCCCTACATGGGCAAGAGATAAGAGTCTGCCGATTCGATAAAGAATGGTGGTTAGTATTCTATCTATGGGGTCAAACACAAGAAAGAGACAGAATGGTAGCAATCTATTTCCAAATGCTAGAATTAGTATGGAAGTCAATGTACTATGAGGAGAATGGTGCAGACTCTATGGGAACAGACTACAAAGAATTTGAGAAGATAGGAGACGAGCTAGATGGCTGGAAACACAAACAAACCTGAGAACTATTTACCTGAAGGCATACCCGAGTTTGGAAGTATGCGTTTTAACCCACCTTCTAATTGGGTGGAGTGGAAAACAAAAAGAAATACTGAGTGGTTTGGACTTGTAGCGTTGGCACATTCTTTAGAGATTGACAATGGCTACATGATAGAGATAGGAACATATGCAGGGGAATCTACTGCAATATTCGCATCTAGTGGTAAATTTAAAAAGATTCATACGATTGACCCTTACTTTTATGGATGCGCGCACGAAGTATACATGGAAGCAAAGGTTAACTGCAGATACTGGGACTACATAGAGTTTCATAGAGATTACTCTCAGAACTGTTCAAACAAGTTTACAGATGGAGTATTTGACTTTGTTTATGTAGATGGCGACCATCAAGGACACGCAGTAGCAAAAGACTTAGATTTATACTGGCCGAAAGTAAAACCAGGTGGGTACATGGGAGGGCATGACTATAACAAACAGTACTGGCCTGAAGTATATAAAGCTGTAAACAATAAGTTTGGAAACAAAATAATGCAAGTATTTGACGATAAATCATGGGTAGTTCGAAAATAGTTCTTGACAAGAACTTAAAATTCGTGTATAATATATGTAATTATGATAGCAGAAGACTTATTAAGAGAGAAGAAAATACAGTATACCCTAAGTGGTAGGGATGCTCTTATACATTGTCTAAACCCTGAACATGATGATAACTCTCCTTCAATGAGAGTAGATAAAGTTACAGGAATATTTCACTGTTTCTCATGCGGTTACAAGGGTAATCTGTTTACATATTTTGGTGCACCTGCTTCTCCACTAGAAGTTCGTATGCACAGAATTAAAGAATCAATCAACAAAGTCAGGTCAGCAACTGTCGGTATCCAACTCCCAAAGGATAGACTATCGTGGAAAGGTGGTGGAATCAGAAATATATCTGAAGAAACTCTTGCTAAATGGGATGCGTTCACATGGAACGTTCCTAAGTTTGAGAATCGCATCATCTTTCCGATACGAGATATCACAGGCAAGACGGTGGCTTTAATAGGTAGAAGTCTGGACGACTTCAGTAATCAAAAGTATTATATCTACCCACAAGGTGTAGAGATGCCTTTTTGTCCAGCAAAAGTAAAACCTATACAAAACAGAGTTATATTGGTAGAGGGCATCTTTGATGCTCTTAACCTTTGGGACAAAGGTCTCAAGAATACTGTGTGTACATTTGGCACACAACAAGTCAATTGGGTCAAACTAAGTCTACTGAAACTCCAAGGTATCACAGGAGTTGACATTATGTTTGACGGAGATGATGCAGGAATACAAGCGGCTGAGAAAGCCAAAGACCTTGCTGACAAGTTAGAAATGTCCGCAAGAGTAGTAAAATTACGAGATAATATAGACCCTGGCAATCTAACAACGCCAGAGATAGAAAGATTAAAGGAAAAATTATATGGCTAATGTAGCACTAATAGAAACAACAATGTCCAGCACGAACTGGGATAAATACTTTGACTTTGAATATGATAGGTTTGCCCTATGTTCAGATAGTTCAAAGAAGAAAATTTTGAAAAGAGATGTTGATATCGAAATCGATATCGATGCGTACGAATGGCTCATTGTTGTAGGTTCAGAGCCTTTCAAAATGTATACTAGAAAAACATCTATAACTGAGTACAATGGAAAAGTTTGCGATGATAAATTTTTAGCAATAATCAATCCTGCTATGATAAAGTTCAGACCAGAAGCAAAGAAGACATTCGAGGAAGCGGTCGAGAGTATAACGGGATATGTGAGTGGAAAACTCAAACAAATGACCATACCAAAAGACAGATGTTATGGCATACAAGACACAGACGAATTAAATGCGTGGTTACAGAAAGCATTAGACCACGAAGGCGACTTCATAGCGCTTGACTCCGAGACATCAGCATTGTACTGCCGTGATGGCTACATGCTAGGTTTCTCGATGTCCTATGAATTTGAGCATGGTATCTATGCCGATTGTGAGTGCATGGATGAAGAATCTGAGAGACTCATGCAAGAGATATTCAATAAGAAACGAGTTGTATTTCATAACGCTAAGTTTGATTTACAATGGTTTGAGTATCACTTCAACTTTGAGTTTCCTCATTTTGAAGATACTATGCTTATGCATTATATGTTTGACGAGAGACCAGGAACACATGGTCTTAAGACACTAGCAATCAAGCATACTCCATATGGAGATTACGAAGCAGAACTTTCTAACTGGATTGCTGACTTCAAGAAAAGAACAGGTATACTCAAAGATTCTTTTGATTATAGTATGGTTCCATTTGAAGTTATGCGAAACTACGCAGCAATGGATGCTATCGTAACGTTTATGTTATTTGAGAAGTTTGAGAAAGCTCTCAAAACAAATGATAAACTCTATGGAGTATACAGAAGAATCCTAATAGAAGGATGTAGATTTCTAAAATGTATCGAGAGCAATGGCGTTCCCTTCGACAAAGTTCGTTTAGAATTTGGTCAGAAGCGTATGGGCGAAGATATTGATGCAGCAGTAAAAGCTCTATATGAGTTTCCTGAAGTCAAACAGTTTATCGCAGACAAGGGTGCATTTAACCCTAACTCAACTCTGCAACTAAGAGCTTTACTCTTTGACTATATCGGACTGAAGTCTGACAAGAAAACCGCAACGGGTGCACTCAGTACAGATGCTGAAGTACTTGGTAATCTTGCAGAAGAACATGATGTGCCTAAACACATTCTAGAAGTTCGTCAAAAGGTTAAAATCAAGACTACATATCTTGATAAAATTATTCCTAACCTAGACATGGATGGAAGACTTAGAACAAACTTCAATCTACATGGCACAACCAGTGGTAGATTGAGTAGTAGTGGTAAACTTAATATGCAACAGCTCCCTAGAGATAATCCCACAGTAAAAGGCTGTATCAAAGCCAAAGCAGGACACAAGATTGTGGCAATGGACTTGACAACAGCAGAAGTATACTGTGCGGCTGTACTAGCAGATGATAAAGGTTTGATGGAAGTATTTAGAAGCGGTGGTAACTTTCATAGTACGATTGCTAAACAAGTATTCAGATTACCTTGCGATGTTGATGATGTCGCAGAAATGTACGGTGCACAAAGACAACAAGCTAAAGCTGTTACCTTTGGTATCATGTATGGAGCTGGGCCGAAGAAGATAAGTGAACAAGTAACAAAGGATAGTGGAGAATACTTCAGTATGCAAGATGCAGCAAATACTATTAAAGATTATTTTGAGGCGTTCCCTAAACTTCGTGAGTGGCTAGACAACCAAAAGAAATTTATTCAAGCGAATGGATTTGTTTATAGTAGGTTTGGCAGAAAGAGAAGATTACCTGATGTCCATTCACAGGACAAAGGAATCGCTTCTCATGAAGTGCGTAGTGGAATTAACTTCTTAGTACAATCTGTAGCATCTGATATCAACCTTATGGGCGGTATCGATATGCAGAGGTATATAGAAAAGACAGGAATGAAATCTAAGATATTTGCACTTGTTCACGATTCGGTTTTAGCAGAAGTGCCTGAAGATGAGATAGAACACTACTCAGAAAAATTACAAGAGTTTATACAAAAAGATAGAGGACTATCAATACCTGGAGCTCCAGTTGGGTGTGACTTTGATGTTGCTGATGATTATTCACTAGGCAAGTTTGAAAAGTTATATGCAAGTTAATTTTGAACCAGACTGGGATTATATGCTCGAGAAGTCTTGTGACTTCTATGCAAGAACACCTTATATAGATTTAAATACAGGGTATACTTATGCCGATTATATGGACAGTAATATAGAAAAGTTTTTGGGAATCAATCCAGCAGAAGTATCAGTAGTTGAATCAAAAGGAAAACAAATTAAATTAACCAATCCACATCAAATGGGTTTAGGAAGTCTCATAGTAGCTAGATTTGAATGGCGATGGGAACACAGAGGACCAAGGCATTTTCCAAAAGGTGCAAAAAGTTGTGTAGAATGGAACTTAAGAGAACAAAAAGCATACATAACAAATCTGTCTAACAATGTAAAACCAATATCTGTTGTACAACCCGAACAAGTATGGTTTTGTGCATATGGCACTAAATCTTATGAGGAAATAGTAGATTTTTGGAGAAAAACTTGGAAAGTGAGAACAATAAATGATTAGATATCCAGTATATGTATTACATAATGAGCCAGAGGAACTGGACAATATGCTATGGCTTGAAGACCAAGTCATTGATGATAGAAATATGTTAGGGGAATCCCTAGGATTAAGAAGACTACAGACTCCAATGAAGAGTTTGTATCCACTTAAGTATCAATGTGATGATGAAGTAGCGATGCTTAAACACAGGGGAAAACATTTTGTTGATTCTAATGGACTATACTTTTACAATGAAAAGCTAGAAACAGCTCCATTGAAGTATCATAAAATTAGAATTGTAAAGAAAAAAGATGTGGCAACAGTATTATGGCTAAAGGATTGTCCTTTTCCTTTTACTGTGGCAAGACCACCAAAGGCAGAAGAAACATGGGCAGGTATACTTTATAAAAAAGGTATACCTTATGCTTTATGGGAGTATGCAACTGAAAGGAAAAAAGACACATGGCGCAAGATTTAGATAAATTAAAAAGAAAACTAGAGAAGAAAATATGTCTAGTGCAGTTTGAATGTTTAAAAACAGGAGAAACAAAAACAAGAGAAATGACTACTAATCCTGATTGGACTAGAGGTATGGACATGAGAGCAATTAATGAAGATACTAGTAAAGTAGATAATAAAATTATCATGTATGACGTAGAGTTTATGAAGTGGCATGATATAAAGGAAAACACAATATTACACTGGAAAGAGTTATAATGTGTGGGTTTGTAGTCACTAGTTTAAATAACGAAGCAGATAAGTATATAGATGCCCAGCGTTTCAGAGGTCCTGATGCACGAGGCGAAACTATTAGGTACATGACAAACCTTACATTTGCTCATGTGTTATTAGACATATCAGGGGAAAGTGAAGTTCAACCTTATATAACCAAGAAAGGTAATATAATGGTATTTAATGGAGAAGTATATGACTCTAACATACCAAACGATACTAAGTTCTTGGCAGAGGGCTATGAGAAGTATGGATTTAAGTTTATAGAGTTTGCAAATTGGCATGGCTCTTTCTGTTTTATGAATTACAAAACAGGCATATGCGATATCGTAAGAGACCATTTTGGAGCTAAGCCCCTGTGGATAAAGAAAGAATATAACAAAGAAATATCCATATCTACTAGCTTAGCTAGTTTTGTAGGCTCTGAGACAGTAGACATATCTGACAGCTTTTGGAAAAATCCTATATGGATGTATAAAGGCTCTCCCTTCAAAAATATAATAAAAGTAGAGCCAGGCCAGTTGTATCACTATAATACTATAACACAAGTACTAAAGAAGGGTACTAATCTGTGGAATGGCTACAGAATAGATAATAAACCTTTAGTAGAAGAAGAATTTAAAGAAAACTTAGTAAAAGGAATACAGTTAGTAGCAAAAAACAAACAAAAGACTGCTATATTTTTAAGTGGAGGTTTAGATAGCACCTGTGCTTTAGGAGTAGTAAAAGATATGGGGTTAGATTTAACTGCATATATTTGTGCATACTCTGATGAAAAAGGGGATATGTATAGACAAGAAATATTTGCTGACGAATCCGACTTAGCAATAAAAACTTGTGAAGAGTGGGGCATACCATACAAAGTAGTAACTCTAACTAAAAAACAAAGAGATGAGTATGGAAAAGCTTGGGTAGAAGGAAATAACTATTTATGGAATGATAGTAACAGAAGAGCTCCCAGATACGCACTTGCTAAAGCAGCTTCGGAAGATGGATGTAAAGTTGTACTAACAGGTGATAGTGCTGATGAATTTTTCAGCGGATACCAACATCATGCTAAAAGATATACAAAAGGATATAACCAACAATGGATAGAGAACTTTTGTAATAGACAAAGATGGTTAAGTGAGCGTATATTTAAAAACGATAAACAAGGATTTAACTCTACACTATTCATGGATTTAATGAGTACAAGTGAAAACAATGTATTAGCTGCTGACCAAACATGCGGATTATTCGGTATGGAATCTAGACCAGTGTATTTATCACAAGAGTTTACTAGATATGTCTACGAGACTGATGGTAAAATAAAAATGAAAATGCACAAAGATTATGCGTCTGGCACTTACAAGTATTTATTAAGGGAAGTTATGTCAGATTATTTACCTAAACATATAAAAGAAAGAAAAAAGAAATGTGGATGGTCTAGTCCTTGGGATAATAATTCAAACGAAATGAGACAACATAATAAAAAAGTATGGGAAGAATGGACAAACAGATAGGATTTACTTGCGGAGCATTTGATTTGCTTCATGCAGGACATATAGTAATGCTCAAAGAAGCAAAAGATAACTGTGAGTATTTAATAGTAGGATTACAAACAGACCCTAGTATAGATAGGCAGGAGAAGAAGCAACCAGTACAGTCTATATTTGAGAGATATATACAACTACGAGCAGTTAAGTATGTAGACGAAATCATTCCTTATGATACAGAACAAAGTCTATTAGACTTGCTAGAAGCAACACCAATACATCTTCGATTTGTTGGAGAGGATTGGACAGATAGACATTTTACAGGAAAAGGATTACATGAGATTTTTTACACTAGTAGAGCTCATTCTTTTTCTAGTACGAATCTAAGGAATAAGATACATGAAAGCAGTTCTTAGTAACAGAATATACATGAGTGTAACTAAAGAGTTACACAATATTATCGAAAAGGAACTTACTTATAGTATTCCTCCACGTATACCTACAGACCCACCTTTAGTATTTAAAACAATACGATTTATAAAAGAAGGTTTGATATCCATACCTATCGGAAGAGTGGATTTAATCCCAGACGATTACGAAATAATCGACAAGAGGGTTAATGTGCCAACAGAACATGAAAAGTTTAAGTTTGAATTACGACCAAGTCAAAAGAGGGTGCATGACGAGATAGATGACAACGCTATAGTTAACGCTTGGGTAAGTTGGGGAAAGACATTTACAGGTTTAGCTATCGCAGCGAAGCTTGGTCAGAAAACATTAGTTGTTACCCACACAACTAACTTAAGAAACCAGTGGGAAAAAGAAGTACAAAAATGCTTTGGAATACAGGCAGGCAGAATAGGTAGTGGACAATTTAATATAAAGGCACCTATCGTTATCGGGAATATACAGAGTTTGTACCGAAAAATGGACGATATAAAACAAGAGTTTGGAACATTGATATTAGATGAAATGCATCACGTCAGTAGTCCTACTTTTACTCGTATTGTAGACGAAATGCCTACGAGATATAAGATAGGCTTGACAGGAACTTTAGAGAGAAAAGATGGACGCCATGTAGTTTTTAGAGACTACTTTGGGCATAATGTTTTTAAACCGCCTAAAGAAAACTATCTTATACCAGAGGTGCATGTTATAAAGTCTGATATAAGATTCTTAGATGGTTCATTTACGCCTTGGGCAGAACGCATAAATCACTTAGCATACAATGAAGAATATGTGCATAGTGTTGCAATGATAGCTGCAAAATATGCTGCACTAGGACATAAGGTATTAGTAGTGTCTGATAGAGTTGCATTTCTAAAAGCTTGTGCTAGATTAGTAGGCGACAATGCAGTATCAATTACAGGGGATATGGATTTTGAAGAAAGAGAAAAAACTATGGAACAAATAAAAGAGGATAAAAATATACTCTTTGGTACACAGTCTATTTTCTCAGAAGGTATATCTCTAAACGATTTAAGTTGTTTAGTATTGGGTACACCAGTTAACAATGAACCTTTGCTTACACAGTTAGTAGGTAGGGTTATAAGAGATAAAGAAGGAAAAGAAAAACCAGTGGTAGTAGATATTCACTTAAAAGGAAAAACAGCAACCCGACAAGCAAATGCTAGAATGGGTTACTACTTAAAACAAGATTATGAGGTAAAAGTGTTATGAGCGAAATTGAATTAAATTTAGATGAAATGAGGAAGCATAAGTTTATGATTGCTACTCCTATGTATGGAGGTATGTGTCATGGACTATACACTAGGTCTCTTATGGAAACCTGTGGAACACTGCAACAGTATGGGGTAGGTGCACAGCTATTTTCTATATTCAATGAGAGTCTAATAACTAGAGCTAGAAACTATTGTGTAGCAAACTTTCTAAAAAGTGATTGTGATTACTTAGTTTTTATAGATAGTGATATTGGGTGGAGGTCAATGGATTTTATGTACATGTTACATTTAATTACAGATAATCCTGATAAGTATAGAATTATGTGCGGACTTTATCCTAAGAAAACTATTGCATGGGAAAAGGTACTACACGCTGCTAAAAGCGGTATGTATGACGAAGCACCTTGGGAACTAGAGCAGATAGGAGGAGACATGGCGTTCAATCCTTTACCTAGTGAGTACCCCGATGGCCGAGCGCCTGTATTTGAGCCTATAAAAGTAAGAGAGGGCGCTACTGGTTTTATGATTATACAAAGAAGCGTATTTGAAGAATATGCAGAAGCACACCCTGAGTTGCTATATACTCCTGACCATCTTAGAGAAGGAGAGTTTGCACCAGGTGAAAAGATAACTGCTTTCTTTGATTGCATTATTAATGAAGATAACAGATATCTTTCAGAAGATTATATGTTTTCAGAGTACTGTATAAATCTTGGTATAGATATTTGGGCATTACCTGCAGTAGAACTAATGCATTGTGGCTCACATATCTACAGAGGAAATCTTGTCAAAATGGCTCAAAGCGATGTTCATGCTACAATCTCACCAGACGAAGTCGCTAACATGCAGAACAAACCCAATGACTTAAGACACGACAAAAATAGTTCTTGACACGAGTTCAAAAATTTGTTATAATATGTTACTATTTAATTGGAATAAGATAATGAGAGTAAGCAAAGGGAATGTTGCTGATGCAATACAAATCCTTCGTATAATTACTTACAAGATTGAACCAAAAAATTATCATGATAAGACTTTTAAGTTTTATCAGTATCGATTCGGTGGACAGTCGTATCTCCTAAACCCAAAGGAGTTACTAGAAACTGGTCGAGCATTGAGTGATAGAGAAGTTGTTGAATATGCAGGTGTCGCATCATTCCGCAATTATCACAACTATGTAAACACAAAAGACACCACACTAGACCTTCTGGAATGTCCAATTTCAGAAGAAATTATAAACAATAACAGACTGCTTGAAGTCAAAAATGGAAGGGTACACTTTTGCTTTGAGGAGACATTAGGAGAATAATTATGGCTATAGGCTTTAATACAACAAAGGGCTCAGCCCAAAAATCTAAAATCGAAACATATAACTACGCAGGTAAAGAAGACCACCATGTAAGACTGGTTGGTGACTTATTACCTAGGTACGTCTATTGGATTAAAGGTGAGAATGGTAAAAACATTCCTATGGAGTGTCTAGCTTTTGATAGAAACTCAGAAACTTTTAATAACAAAGAACATGACCATGTTCGTGACTTTTACCCAGACTTAAAATGTGGATGGTCTTATGCCGTTCAGTGCATAGACTACGCCGATAAATCAGTAAAAGTTCTTAATCTAAAAAGAAAACTATTCGACCAAGTTATAGTAGCTATGGAAGAGTTGGGTGACCCAACAGACCCAGTCACAGGATATGATATCCATTTCAAAAGAAAGAAGACTGGCCCACAGGTATTTAATGTTGAGTATCAATTACAAGTTCTAAAGTGTAAACCAAGAGAACTTGAAGATTGGGAAAAAGAACTAACCGCAGACCTTAAGTCTATGGATGATGTTTTGCCAAGACCAACAGCAGACGCACAGTTAGAATTGTTGAGAAGAGTAAATGACCAAGGTGGAGAAACACCTGAGGAAGTATCAGAGGAGTTTGACGTATCATGATTGGAGTAGGAGAGAAGTTTCCTGCATTTAAATTGCAGGGTGTCAATAAAGACAACGAGTTTGTAGAAGTTTCAGTTACTGAACACTATGACCCGTTAAAGCACGATTATACAGTAATCTACTTCTATCCGAAAGATTTTACATTCATATGTCCAACCGAAATAGCGGGCATGGATGTATTAGTGGATGAAGCAAACGTAATCGGTATTAGTGGGGATAATGAGTTCTGTAAATTGGCTTGGAAAAAAGACAATGAACTTATTGGAAACATTAATCATTCATTAGCAGCAGACTGCGGCTTAAGACTTTCAGACGAACTAGGAATAGTTGATGAAGAAGCAGGAGTTTGTTATAGAGCAACCTACATTATTGATAGAAATGATGTAGTACAACATGTAAGTGTTAACGCACTTGACACAGGCAGAAATGCAAATGAAGTTCTTAGAACTTTACAAGGCATTAAAGCAGGTGGATTAACGGGGTGTGAATGGACACCTGGGGATGACTTCGTAGTATGATTTTATTTACAGCAGATTGGCATATAAAACTTGGACAAAAGAATGTACCTGTAGGGTGGGCATGCTCACGCTATGAGATGTTCTTTGAACAAGTGCAGGACGCTGTAGATAGTCATGGAGTAACCCTCCATATCATTGGCGGGGACTTGTTTGACCGAGTCCCTTCCATGGATGAACTTACTTTGTACTTTGATTTTGTGAAAAGAACAAATGTAAGAACAATTATCTATGATGGCAACCATGAAGCCACTAGAAAGAACAAGACTTTCTTTGATAATTTGAAGAGAGTAACAAATGAACTTAATCCACTAGTAAGTGTGATTACAGAAACATACTATGAAGATAACTGGTGTATCTTGCCTTACGCAGATTTACACAGAAAAAATAGTATAGAAAATATAGATGCAGAACATCTATTCACTCATGTGCGTGGAGAGATACCACCTCATGTTAACCCAGAAGTAGATTTAACTAGATTTGATAAGTACACAACAGTTTTTGCTGGAGACTTACATGCTCACGAGAATACTCAACGAAACATTGTATATCCAGGAAGTCCCATGACTACATCATTTCATAGAAACGAGGTCCAAACGGGGTATCTAATTATTGATGATTCGTTTAATTGGACATGGCATCAATTCGACTTACCACAACTTATTCGTAAGACTGTGGATAATACGGAAGAAATGGTACAGACAGACTTTCACCACACTATTTACGAAGTCACAGGAGATATGCAGGATTTGGCACAGGTCAAAAACTCAGAACTTCTTGATAAGAAAGTTGTAAATAGAACTGTGGATGCAAGACTAGACTTGAGTGGTGATTTATCTATTTCTGATGAATTAATAAAGTATCTTCAAGAGATTCTATCTTTTGATGATGATAAAATAAAAAACATAATGGGAGTATTTAATGATTATTCTTCAGAAGTTGAAGTGGGATAACTGCTTTTCCTACGGGGCAGGTAACGAGATTGACTTATCAGAATCAACTCTCACACAATTAGTAGGAACAAATGGAGTGGGAAAATCCTCTATTCCCCTTATATTAGAGGAAGTTTTATTTAATAAGAATAGTAAAAATGTTAAGAAAGCCGACATCGCAAACCGTTATGTCAATAATGGTTATAATATCAGCTTATCTTTTACAGTGGATGCTTCTGAGTATGTTATTAGCGTAAATCGTAAATCTGCTTTGAAGTGTAAACTTACCAAAGATGGCGAGGATATAAGTTCACACACAGCGTCAAATACTTACAAGACGCTTGGAGAAATATTGGGTATTGATTTTAAGACGTTTTCGCAATTAGTGTACCAAAACACCAACGCATCATTACAATTCTTGACAGCGACAGATACTAATCGTAAGAAGTTCTTAATTGACCTCTTAAAACTAGACGATTATGTCGCATACTTTGATACTTTCAAAGAAGCAGTAAGGGTTGCTAGTAGTACAATTACAAGTGAGCAAGCCAAAATTGCAACAATTGAGAAATGGCTTACAGACAATTTTTTGGAAAATACAGAACTACTTGAAAAGATGATTTTACCAAAAATTTCGGAAGAAGACGAACAATCTTTGCGTTCTTTACAATTAGATTTTGAAAATATCTCCGAAAAGAACAAAAAAATAAATCTGAATGAAAGTCTGAAGGAACAGTTAAAATCGATAGACCTTGATAAAGCAAAAATGCAATTGACAAGCTATCCTGAAGAACAACCTTATATAGAACATTTAGGAAAAGTACAGACACTCAAAGTAGAAAGTCTAAATGAAAAAGAGATGGTAAGTAAATATACTGACCTAATGTCTCAAACAAATGCAGAGTGCCCCACTTGTAGTCAAACTATAGATGATGCTTTTGTAGCTAGTCAGCTAGAGAAACATGAGGCTGAGTTTGCAAAAATTAACCAAGAGTTGGAAGAACAGCAACAACTCACAGATACAATTAGTAAAGAAAATGAGATACATAAACAAGCAAAACGGAATGTCAAACAGTGGGAGGACCTCTACAGGTCTATCGACATTGACCTCCCGGAACAAGCAATTAATGCAGAAGAAATCCAAGAACAAATTCAGGAACTTCGTACAAAAATTGCCACTGCTAGGTCGTCTCTTCAAGAGGTAATTGATGAAAACGAAAAAAGAGAAAGGCATAACACAAGAATTGGAATTATTCTTGAGCAAACGGAACAGTTTGAGAGCGACCTTAGTGAAAGCGAGTCTAGATTACAGAGTGCAGAAGACAAACTGGCGGTACTTGAAACACTTAAGAAGGCTTTCTCGACAAACGGACTCTTAGCCTATAAAATAGAGAGTTTAGTAAAAGAGTTAGAAGTTCTTACAAATGAATATCTAGCAGAGTTTAGTGATGGTAGATTTGCCATCAATTTTGTAGTGGAGAATGATAAACTAAATGTGGAAGTGTCAGACAACGGCAATATTATTGACATCCTTGCTCTTTCTAGCGGCGAGTTAGCTAGAGTAAATATTGCAACGTTAGTATCAATTAGGAAGTTAATGGCTTCAATAAGTAGAAGCCAAATCAATGTTCTTTTCCTTGACGAAGTAAACCAAGCGTTAGACGAAGTCGGAAAAGAAAAAGTAGTAGAGGTATTGTTAAAAGAAGAGAATCTTAATACATACATGGTGTCACATGGTTGGACACATCCTCTGCTAGAGAAAATAGAAATAATAAAAGAAGACAACATCAGTTCTCTTGAATAGCATTACGAAAGTATTACTTGACAAGAGAGTTGTTTTCTGTTATAATATATTATATTTGGAGACAATATGAAAGTAGAAATATACAGCATACCCAACTGCACTTACTGCAAGAAAGCTAAGTTCTTAGCTGACCACGCTGATGAAGTGACTAGAGTTGAGTATAAAATGATTGGAACAGACTTTTCCGCAGCAGACGTTAGAACGTTATTTCCTGGTGCAAGAACATTCCCGCAAATCAAAGTTGACGATAAACATATCGGTGGCTACACAGATTTGGAGAAGTTAATTGGTTAATAGCAGACAGAAAGGGAACAACGCAGAACTAAAAGTAGCAGAGATGCTTCACAGAATTACAGGAGAAACCTTTACGCAAACTCCTGGTAGCGGTAGTGGTAAAATAAAAGGTGACTTGATGATACCACACAAGAATAATAAGTTTACAATCGAAGTAAAATTCTACCGAGATATGGCATTTAACCATAAAATATTTACTCAAAAGAGTAACACCTTTGTTGGGTGGTGGACTAAGTTAGTAGAACAGGCGGAACAGATGAATCAAGAACCCCTGCTCATTTTCAAAGAAAACCACTCACGCTGGTATGTGGCAACGACAAGAAAGCCACTTTACAAAAAACATATGTACATTAATTGGCTTGGGTGCTACGTTACCTTTGCTGAGCAATTTTTAGAAACACAAAACATGGAATTTACAGATGGCGATAAAGTTTACGAACCATGGAAAGCCGAGCCCGAACGGGAACTTACTGATTGTTGATGGACTCAATCTAGCTTTTCGATGGAAACACCAAGGTAATACTGACTTTGAACATGAATATGTTCGTACAGTTCAGTCACTTGCCAAGTCCTACAACTGTGGAGAGATAGTCGTCTTAGGAGATGGCGGTAGTAATTACCGTAAAGAAATCTATCCAGAGTACAAAGCAAATCGTAAAGAACGATATGCAGAACAAACCCCCGAAGAAGAAGCCGAGTTCTTAGAATTTTTACAAGAATTTGGTACAACTATGAATACTTTAAAGTATAAGGGGTATCTTACGCTCAAATATCAGGGCGTAGAAGCTGATGATATAGCCGCTCTTATCTGTCAAAACAGAGAAGAATTAGGTCTCGAAGAGATTTGGATGATATCATCAGACCGCGACTGGGATTTACTAGTCGATGAAAACATCAGTCGTTTTTCGACTGTAACTAGAAAAGAAACAACACTCCTAAATTGGGACGAGCATTATGACTTTGACCCTGAGTACTTTTTAACATATAAGTGCTTAACTGGAGATAAAGGAGATAACGTACCTGGAGTTGATGGTGTTGGCCCTAAGCGAGCATCCCAGCTTATAGAACAGTATGGCGATATCTTTGATATTATGGCGAGTTTGCCTCTTGAAGGAAAGTACAAGTATATTCAGAACTTAAATGAGTTCGGAAGCGAAGGACTAGAAACAGGAATACAACTCATGGATTTAACTTATGACGTAGACGGTGCAGTCTTAGGTCATGCAAAAGAAATTATAGGATTAGTAGAAGATTATGTCAGTAAAAATTGATTTTAGTAAAGATAAACTTTTAGATGATTTTGCACATGCAACTCTAAAAGATAGATATATGGTAGGTGATGAGACTTCACCTCAAGAAGCTTTTGCTCGTGCTGCAATGGCTTTTGCAGATGATGATGACCACGCACAAAGGTTATACGATTATGTAAGTAATCTGTGGTTTATGTTTGCCACACCAGTATTATCAAATGGAGGTACTCGCAGAGGGCTTCCGATTAGTTGTTTTTTAAACTATGTTGATGATAGTAGAGAAGGAATTACAGACCATTTTGTAGAAAATGCGTTCTTAAGTTCTTTCGGAGGAGGTATTGGCGGTAGCTGGAGTGACGTAAGGTCTATGGGAAGTAAAACTTCTAAAGGCTCGGAATCCACTGGTGTCATACCTTTTGTTAAAGTTGTAGATGCAGAGATGCTTGCATTCTCACAAGGTGTAACTAGACGGGGTAGTTATGCTGGGTATTTACATATCTCTCACCCCGAAATTGAGGAATTTTTAGATGTTAGGAAACCTACTGGCGGTGATACAAACCGCAAGTGTCTTAACCTTCACCACGGTATCGTTATATCTGATGCTTTCATGGAGCTCATACACTCCGCAAGTAAGTATCCCGACTTCGATGATAGTTGGGAGTTGGTTGACCCTCACTCTCATGAGGTCAGAAAAACTGTAAGTGCAAGAGCATTGTGGGTTAAGATACTACAAAATAGAATAGAAACAGGCGAGCCATACATAATGTATGAAGATGCAGTACAAAACGCCTTACCTGACTTTCAGAAAAGAAAGGGGTTACAAGTACATCACTCTAATTTATGTAGTGAGATTACTCTTGCTACTGACGAAGAAAGAACAGCAGTATGTTGTCTTTCTAGTGTAAATTTAGAGTATTATGATGAGTGGAAAAACCATCCCTCATTCATCCCCGACTTGATTAGGATGCTAGATAATGTATTAACATACTTTATTGAAAATGCACCTAGTCAATTAGACAAGGCTAAGTTCAGTGCTTACAGGGAGAGAAGTATTGGACTTGGTGCAATGGGGTTTCATGCATACTTGCAGAAAAATAGTATTCCGTTTGAGAGTGCTATGGCAGGTGGTACAAACTTAGAAATGTTTGCATTTATTAAAAGACACGCAGACAACGAAACTAGAAAACTAGCGGCAGAAAGAGGTGCTTGTCCAGATGATGATTCTTGTACAGTAAGAAATGCTCATCTATTAGCTATTGCTCCTAATGCTAGTTCTAGTATTATTTGTGGAAACACAAGTCCAAGTATTGAGCCATATAGAGCCAATGCTTACACACAAAAAACAAAAACAGGAAGTAACTTAGTAAAAAATAAGTTCTTAGATAAAATCATCAAAGAAAAAGTTACTCCTGAACTGTATGATGAAACATGGTCTAGCATAGTTGCAAACAAAGGAAGTGTGCAGCATTTAGATATACTAGATGATTGGGAGAAAGATGTATTCAAAACAGCAGTAGAAATTAATCAGTCGTGGGTTATAGAACACGCTTCAGTCAGACAAGAGTTTATCTGTCAGTCACAAAGTGTCAATCTATTCTTCCCGCCTGATGTAAATAAAGGGGATTTGCATAATGTTCATATGTTAGCATGGGCAAAGAACTTAAAAACATTATATTACCTAAGAAGTGAAGCTATTGGCAGAGCCGATAATGTATCTTCTTTGGCTAAAAGAGAGATAATCTTTGAGCAATCAGATTGTCTAAGTTGCGAGGGATAAATGAGCAAACTATTAGAAGAAAGAGATTATTATAAACCTTTTGATTATCCTTGGGCGTTTGAGTTCTATAAGAAACAACAACAAATGCATTGGCTACCTGAAGAAGTGCCACTCCAAGATGACATCAAAGATTATAACCAAAAATTATCAGAGGGCGAAAGAAAACTTATAGATAATATATTTAAGTTTTTTACACAAGCTGATGTAGATGTATGTTGTGGATATGCAAAGCATTATTTACCAACATTCAAACAACCAGAAATAAGAATGATGCTAGTTAGTTATGCTGCTATGGAAGCAGTACACCAAGAAGCATATTCTTTGTTACTAGAGACATTAGGAAAGTCAGATGAACAATACACAGAGTTCTTTGAAATACAAGCTATGGCAGAGAAACATGAGTATTTAACTGACTTTAATATGTCAAGTCCACACGAGATTGCAAAAACAATGGCAGTTTATAGTGGATTTACAGAAGGAGTACAACTATTTAGTAGTTTTGCTATACTTCTAAACTATCCTAGACATAATCTTATGAAAGGTATGGGGCAGATAGTAACATGGTCTATAAGAGACGAGTCACTTCATGTTGAAGGACTATCAAAACTCTTTAGGACTTTTATTGCAGAAAATCCAGATATATGGACAGATAAACTGAAATATGAGATATATTGTGCAGCAGAACGCGTTGTTGAATTAGAAGATAAGTTTATTGATGTTTGTTTTGATAAAGCAGACATACCTGACTTAACAGCGAAGGAAGTAAAAGAGTATATTAGATATATTGCAGATAGAAGATTACTAGGTCTAGGAATGAAAAACATATTCCATAGTACTACTAATCCACTGCCTTGGATTGATATGCAAGTAAACGCAGTTGAGCATACCAACTTTTTTGAAAACCGTGCTACCGAGTATGCTAAGGCTAGTACACAAGGAAATTGGCAGGATATATTTAAATGAGCGAAGAACAAAGTATCACCATTGACGGCGTAGCACACTTTATTAGAGATTTATCTGATGAACAGAAAGCTATAGTTACGTCTATAAATGTGGCAGACCAAGAGATTGAAAGATGTAAACATCTTATAGCTATCTGCCAGACAGCCAGACAGGCTTATATTAATGATTTAGGTAATCAATTAAATAGTAGCGATGTCGGTGAAGAAGACAGTTAGATTTTATATACTCACTACTGCAGCAGGTAGGTATTTAGACTGGTATGACAGAAGTGCCTCTACAGACACTAGTTTTAAAAGTTTACAAATACATTTTGACCCGCGATGGTCAAATATACCTTACAAAGATGCAGTAGTAGTTATAAATACGCCTGACTCGGGGTATGAACAAGCAGTAAGTAAGTGGTGTTCTGAAAGAAACATAGAACACCATATTACTGAATGTAATGGAACTCCAGGTAAAGGAAAAAATGAACTGCTAAAAATATTCTTGAAGTCTAATGACGACTACATGGTACAAATTGACGGAGATGATATGTTAACCCCTTACGGGGTTGATTTGTATAAAGGGTTTGCAAAAGAAGGTGCGCCCGATAGTATAATTATATATCATCAGTGGTCTCAGTTTATAGATAAATATGGACAAAGACACTTCACAAGAATCATGAATAATCAAGATAGACCTGCAAATTTTGAGAAAGATAAAGAATTTCTGGGTCAGTACATGCCATTAGCTTATAAGTATCAGAAATGGTATAGAAAAAAAGTTGATGAACTAGGTGGACTAGAGGCTGTTATAAATAAATTTGCTCAGTATACAAATGATATGCATGAGATGTGTAGAAAGTATAATGAAACATACTTCTCTCATGTGACTAATCAGATGATGGTAGATAATCACTGTAGACCTGTATGGTATTCAAGAAAAGCAGCAGAGTACAGATTTGATGAAACTATGCGAATAGGAGAAGATACTAGATTCTATTTACATTTAAAGACAGCGCACTATAAAGGATTACTAAATGTTAAAAGATTAAAAGAAGTTCCTTGTAGTTATGTATATAATAATTTGTATGGCGGAATAGTAGCAGACGAATCAAATGGCATGACTAATATGCTTTGGATGGAAAAGTATATGAAGTATGTAGAACAAGATGTAAAAGAAGGGAAAATAGGTAAATACCCAAATTTACCCGAATTACAAGTGTCTATACCAGACCAAGTAAACGATTATTATATCACACAAGAGTTTAATATAGATGATTTAGACCCTAATAGTGAAGCATATAAGAACATAAAACTGTGCGATGAAACTAGAATTGCACTAAAAAACAAAATAAAAAGGATTCAAGAAGATACTTACTTTTCATCTAAAAAGCTGATTACTAGTATAAAACCTGGAGGAGCACACTGGGCATACTTCTCTAATCCTTTCTTTAAAAATATTTATTCCGTCTGTCCTATGGGAGAGAAAATGGAACATTACTTTCAAAAAAGGATAATACTATGAAAATTTTTATTGGGTACGAATCTGAATACCCAGAAATGTTTGACGTATGTGCAAAAAGCATAACTCGTTACAATTCCAATCATGAAATCATACCACTCAAAAAATCGGAAATATCCGAATATACTCGTCCATTTCAGAACGAGAGTACGGAATTTGCCTTTACTCGTTTTCTAGTACCACAGCTCTGTGACTACGAAGGACAAGCTTTATTCTGTGATGGAGATTTCTTATGGCTTTGTGACCCTGAAGAAGTTATGGATTATTTTTCCGATGAACATACAGTTCATGTGGTAAAACATCCTAGTTTCCTCGTTAAGACTAAGAAAATGATAAACAAGAAAAATCATGGTTATCCTAGAAAATACTGGTCAAGTCTCATGCTTTTTAATAATCCTAAGTGTACAGAACTTACTTATGATTATGTAAACCAAGCCCCAGCGGGTGCATTGCATGAGTTGCGGTGGGCGGACAGCATAGGAGAACTTCCCGCGCAGTACAATGCCATGGTAAATTACTACAAATTTAAAAGACCAAAAGCCCTACACTACACAGACGGCGGGCCTTGGTTAAATATAAACGAAGACTCGGAGCTTACAGCATTATGGATGAAACTTTACAGAAGTTAACAGAAAACAAAAATTTAATACTTGTGGGAAACTCTGTCGAAATCATGCAATATGATTTTGGACAATACATAGATAGTTTTGACACAGTTGTGCGATTTGGGAAAGGTGTACCTGACATTACAAATAGTGAACATGTGGGAACTCGTACAGATATTTGGATTACTGGATGGTTAAGAATGAACTTCTATCCTGCGTTTGAAAAAGCATACCCCTTGTTTAATCGTTGCCGTATAAATCTCGACAAATACCCAGACCATAGAGGAGCACCGCCTTGGGGTCACGATAATGATATGTTCTCAGATGAAGAATTAAAAGTTATATTTGAAGATGTTGGTGCAGTTAATAATAAATGGGGGAAGGGCAAACGTCCAAGTGCAGGTTATCTCGGTATATTATTTTTCTTACAGAAGTGTAATTATAAAAGTTTGACACTAATTGGATTTGATTTCTTTTCTAAAAAGTTACCAATAAAGACAGGCGAAGATTACCCTTCAAGTTGGCACATGCCTATAAATGCTTCGGGTACAAATCCTCATAATCCTAATGAAAAAGAGATAGTTTCTAAATGGAGAGATGAAGGTAAGTTAAATTGGAAAGTTCTTTCCGACCTAAAAGAGGAGATGTTAAAGTTTTCCTAATCTATATCCTACTTGTATAAGTTTACTCGCAGTACCTTTTTGTCTATTTGATTTGTATGATATGTTTTCACATACTCTTGCATTTCTATAGTTTACAGGTATCTTTGGTATAAGGTCTGCATATAGTTCCCATGGAGTAGATAGTTGAGTTCCTGTAGTACACTTAGCATATCCAAGTTCTAGTGCCTTTGTAGGCATAGCAATACTCCAAGATTTTCTAAGCATTACATTATAATTCAAGTATTCTCTTGAAGGCAAAGCATCCCATTGAATAAGCAAATCACTCTTACCATTCATATATCTAGGTAATACTCCGTGTGGTCTATTGTGTAATTTTGAAAAGAAGAACTGGTTTGTTGCTGCAAGTACTCTACTGTCGTAGTTCTGATAAAAGCCTTGTGCATAGAATAAATCAGTATCTCTTGCATCTTTTAGTAAGTCGTAGTTTATCATAAAAAACTCTGTGTCCCAGTTTGCAGGCATGTCTCCTTTAGCAAAATCTAGTATACCGTAGTAGTTTTCAAAATGAGGGTGTCCTATAAAAGTTTTCTTTCTTGACAAGTGTGCCATTTTATTTTGGAAAAAGTCTTCGCTTGGTATTTCATTCTTCCAATTATCTTTTAGGAATATTCTATTTCCACCTGCATACATAATTCTTTTATGCAACCCTTTATCTTTCCAGAATAGTCTAAGATGTTGTATTGCTCTTGCAGCAAAATCTTTCTTCCAATAGCTTTCGTAGATTCTTACATTGGGTATATTTTCAAATATCCAGCTTACTGGCAAATCGGCATAGTCATCCTCATGCACATATAAGTGCAGACGAAAATCCTCATCTTTGTCAATCAGCGAAGCTATAGTGAAGTAACTCCAGTCTGGCTTCCATGTATGTACTATCTCAATCATTTGTTTTCTTAAACTCCCAAAAATTATTTATATAATTATTCATTCGTGCTTGTGCATCTTCATCAAAGGCAAATATAATACCTGAATTAGTTGCTGAAAATATTTTTTCTATACCGCCTCTTGCTTGTGCACAGGCATAGTAAATACTTTCGTATGTTAGTAAACTTTTTTCTCTTTCTTCTTTTGTATAACTTATCATTCTTAAATGCTTCTTAAGTAATAATGCAATGAGTCCCATTTCACTATTTGGCATTGTAGCAACATGAGAACATTTCATTAATAGTTCCATACCACCTGATTTTTTATCTAAAACTTTGTCTTTGCCAAACTTTCTTTTTAGTCTAGCAACATATAAATCAGTAGTAATTGGATGTGGTTTTATTACATAACCTTCATCTATACATTGTTTTATTCTACCCCAATGAACACAATTTGGTTTAGTAAGTAAGTTTGTTCCTGGAGGAAATACTACTTTATCGTATTCTTCATCAGTATGTTTTAAATGATATTTATTTCTAAGATTATTTTTGACTTTTTGTATTCGTTCTTCGTCAATTTTTATGTCAGAATTAACAATACTTAACATCAATTTATCATTTATTTTTACACTAGGAACCCTTAAGTATATACCTGCTCCTAGAAAATCTGTGTATAACCACTTTCTAATAGTATGTAATTCATTAGTATTGAACCACACATCATATTCAAAAGTTAGTCCAAACCTTTGGTCTGGGATAAGTTCCTTTTTCATTTGACCCAGTTCATTTAAATCTTCTTTAGGTCTTGTACAAGAACCTGATTTAAATATATGAGTTGTTTGGTCACCTAATTCTTCTACAGAAGCAAAAGGTACTAATTTATTAGTCCTTACTACCATTCTCTAGCCTTTTAATTGTATGTTTTAAATCTACTATATGTAACTCTTGTTCTTTCAGTCTTTCTTCAAACTGATGGATTGAGTCAAATAAAGCACTGGCTAAGCTTTCTAGCTTGTCACTCACATATTTAGGAGTGATATCTTTTTCTTCTAATTTCATTGTTTCTCCGTTGGTAATTATTAATCTTCCGACCACTGGCTACCATCCCAGAAGGACGCATTAAATGCTTCTGCGCTAGAAACTTCTGTGTCGAAGATTGTTCCAGCTGCTGATGCGGTAATTCTTTCAAATACTTGTGTACCTGTCTCAAACGTTGTAGTTGTAGTAGGAGTTGTCGTCCTAGTTGTATCTGTATCTCTAGTTGTTTGAATTGTTGTAGTTGTACTTTGACCTGTTGCATAGGTTGTAGTTCTAGTTGTATTGAATGTTGTAGTTGTATTAAATACTGTTGTTCTACTTGTTTCAGTCGCTCTACTAGTATTGAATGTACTTGTCGTGTCTCTACTAGACCCTGTGCTTCTACTTGTAAGAGAGGCTCTTGAAGTTTCATATGTAGATACTGTGTCTTGACTTGTGACAGTTCCTCTACTTGTAAGAGAATCTCTTGAGGTTGCAAAGGTAGATACTGTATCTTTGCTTGTAACAGTTCCTCTAGTTGTTTCTGATAGTCTAGAAGTGTTGTATGTAGATACTGTATCTTTTGAAGTAAGTGTTGATTTACTTGTCCCTGTAGTAGTATTTGTATCAAACGTTGTAGTTGTACTTTTACTTGTGCCTGTTGACCTAGTTGTAAGAGTTCCTTGAGAAGTAGCATATACTGTCGTGGTGTCTCTACTTGTAAGAGTTGCATTACTTGTATCTGTTGATTGTGTTGTATTAAATACTGTTGTAGTATCTTTACTTGTTCCTGTAGTTCTAGTTGTATCTGATACTCTTGAAGTATTAAATGTAGTACTTGTACTTTTGTCTGTTCCTGTAGTTCTAGTTGTATCTGACAGTCTAGAAGTATTAAATGTTGTTGTTGTATCTCTATCTGTAACTGTTCCTCTAGCTGTGTTAAATACTGTTGTAGTATCTCTACTTGTTCCTGTGCTTCTAGAAGATAGTCTTGAAGTTTGATATGTTGTCTCAAATTCTGTAGTTCTACTTGTATTTGTTGTCTGAGTAGTATTATAACTTGTTGACTGCGCAGTATTACTTGTTCTACTCGTATTTGTTGTAAATGATGTATTGTACGAGGTAGACTGTGCCGTACTACTCGTTCTACTCGTATTCGTTGTAAATGATGTATTATACGAAGTAGATTGTGCAGTACTACTTGTTCTACTTGTATTTGTTGTAAATGATGTATTATACGAAGTAGATTGTGACGTACCAGTTGTTTTACTTGTATTTGTTGTAAACGACGTGTTGTACGAAGTAGATTGTGCAGTACTACTTGTTCTACTTGTGTTAGTAGATTGTGTAGTAGTGTAACTTGTTGATTGTGCAGTATTACTTGTTCTACTTGTATTAGTAGATTGTGTAGTAGTATAACTTGTTGACTGCGAAGTATTACTTGTTCTACTTGTATTTGTTACCTGAGTAGTAGTATAACTTGTGGAAATAATAGTATCTGTAGTTGCTGAAGTATTTGTAGTCCTTGTTGTAGCAAAGGACGTATTGTTAGTAAATACTGTTGTTCTACTTGTGTTTGTGCTTCTTGCAGTTGTAAATGATGTATTATCAGTATATTGTGTAAGTCTACTTGTATTTGTACTTCTTGTGGTAGCAAAGGATGTGTTATCAGTAAATACTGTTGTTCTACTTGTTGCAGTATTTCTTGTTGTAGCTTGTGATGTATTATCACTATATTCTGTAAGTCTACTTGTCGCAGTATTTCTTGTTGTAGCTTGTGATGTATTATCAGTATATTCAGTTGTTCTACTTGTTGCAGTATTTCTAGTTGTAGCTTGCGATGTATTATCAGTGTATTGTGTAAGTCTACTTGTGTTAGTAGAGTTTGTAAAGCCTGTACTTCTTGTTGTAGCAAAGGACGTATTGTTAGAAGTATTTGTATTTCTACTTGTCGCAGTGTTTCTTGTTGTACCTGCTAAGTCTTCAGTTACTCTAGTCGTATTATTTGTAAATGCAGTATTTACAGATGTGTTTGTTCCGAAAGACGTAGCGTTTGTGAATGATGTATTACTAGCATACTCTGTAGTTCTTGCTGTATTATTTGTAAATCCTGTACTTCTACTTGTGTTTGTTCCAAAGGATGTAGAGTTTGTAAATCCTGTGTTATCGGTATATTCAGTTGTTCTTGCTGTGTTATTTGTAAATCCTGTACTTACACTTGTGTTTGTACCGAAGGATGTAGAGTTTGTAAACCCTGTACTTGCTGTATATTCAGTTGTTCTCGCTGTGTTTGTAGCGAATGAAGTAGCATTTGTAAACTCTGTAGTTCTCGCTGTGTTAGTTGCGAATGAAGTAGAATTTGTAAACGCTGTATTTCTTGCTGTGTTGGTAGCTTGAGAAGTGTTGTAATTAGTACCTGTAATACCTGCAGTAATAGTATCCGTAAATAATGTAGCTTGAACGTAGCCCTGACTATAAGAGAAGTATGTATACGTAAACGAAGTAGTAGTAACATGCGATGTATTTGTAGCCCTACTAGTTCCAAAACTGGTATTATTTGTAAATCCTGTACTTCTTGCTGTGTTTGTATTTCTTGTAGTATTATTTGTAAATCCTGTACTTCTTGCTGTGTTTGTATTTCTTGTAGTATTATTTGTAAAGCCTGTACTGTTTGATGTATTTGTATTTCTAGCAGTATTTGTGTTTCTAGTTGTATTTGCTGCAAATTCTGTAGTTCTTGCTGTGTTAGTTGCGAATGAAGTACTTCTTGATGTATTTGTACCTCTTGCTGTATTTGTATTTCTAGTCGTGTTAGCTGTATATTCAGTTGTTCTTGCTGTGTTTGTAGCAAATGAAGTAGAATTTGACGTGTTTGTACTTCTACTTGTTGCAGTATTTCTAGATGTATTTGCCGTAAACTCTGAAACTCTCGATGTATTCGTAGCAAAGGCCGTAGCGAAAGATGTATTTGTACCAAACGAAGTAGAGTTTGTAAATGATGTACTTCCTGTGTATTCTGTTAGTCTTGCTGTATCATACGAAGTATTTCTCGCTGTATTTGTATTGACAGCAGCAAGTGCTGTATTTCTAGAAGTGTTTGTAGCAAAAGCAGTATTGTACGAAGTACTATTCGTGAAGCCTGTACTTCTTGATGTATTCGTAGCAAACGCTGTATTGTAGGATGTACTGTTTGTAAAGCCTGTACTTCTTGATGTATTCGTAGCAAAAGCAGTATTATATGATGTAGAGTTTGTAAAGCCTGTACTTCTACTTGTGTTTGTAGACTGTGTAGTAGTATACGAAGTATTTACTGCATCTAACGCTGTATTTCTAGATGTATTGGTAGACTGAGTAGTAGTATAGTTTGTATTTACTGCATCTAACGCTGTATTTCTAGAGGTGCTTGTAGATTGTGTAGTATTGTATGAGGTACTAGCCTCAAAAGCAGTGGTTGTATCATGTGCAGTATTTCTTGTTGTAGCAAATGATGTATTGTCTTCGTAAGCAGTTGTTGTACTAAACGTTGTAGTTCTAGTTGTGCCAAATGATGTATTATCTGAATAAGCAGTTGTTGTACTAAACGTTGTAGTTCTAGTAGTAGCAAATGATGTATTATCTGAATAAGCAGTTGTTGTATCAAATGTTGTTGTTCTAGTGGTTGACTGAGATGTACTGTCCTCATATGCAGTAGTTGTATCAAATGTTGTTGTTCTAGTCGTAGATTGAGAGGTACTGTCTTCATATGCTGTAGTCGTATCAAATGTTGTTGTTCTAGTCGTAGATTGAGATGTACTATCTTCATATGCTGTAGTCGTATCATATGTAGTTGTTCTTGTAGTTGATTGTGACGTACTGTCCTCATATGCTGTAGTAGTCTCAAATGTTGTAGTTCTAGTCGTAGCAAACGAAGTACTATTTGTAAATTCTGTAAGTCTATTAGTTAAAATAGTCGTATCAAAGAAAGTTGTAAATGTAGTTGTAGTTTCGTACGCTGTTGTAGTTGTGAGCGTAGTATTAAACGTTGTAGTTGTTGTAAAATCTGTTGTAGTTTCAAGCGTTGTGTTAAACGTTGTTGTTGTAGTAAACGTTGTTGTTGTATTAAATGCAGTAGTCGTATTTCTGCTAGTTTCAAATACTGTTGTAGTCTCAAATGTTGTAGTTGTATTAAATGCGGTAGTTGTAGTTTTACTAGTATTAAATGTTGTAGTTGTAGTAAACGTTGTAGTTGTGTTAAACGCAGTTGTTGTAGTAGTATTTGTATCAAACGTTGTAGTTGTAGTAAACGTTGTAGTTGTGTTAAACGCAGTTGTTGTACCTTGCGTAGTTGCATAAGTTGTTGTAGTATTAAATGCAGTTGTAGTACTAAACTCTGTTGTTGTTGTTATTGTTGTGTTAAACGTTGTTGTTGTATTAAATGCAGTTGTAGTTGTAAAATCAGTTGTTGTAGTTGTAGTTGTATCAAATGTAGTTGTTGTATTAAACTGCGTTGTTGTTGTAAAATCTGTAACCGTAGTAATGGTTGTATTGAAAGTTGTTGTAGTGTTAAATGCAGTGGTGGTAGTAAATGCAGTTGTAGTATTGATTGTAGTTGCAAATACTGTTGTAGTTTCAAAAGTAGTAGTTCTGTTTGTTTCAGTACTTCTTGATGTATTAAATTCTGTAGTTCTACTAGTATCGAAACCTGTTGTTGTATTGTAGTCAGTATCAAAAGCTGTAGTAGTATTAAAGGTAGTTACAATATCAGTGGTATTTGTTGTTCTCGCTGTGTCAGTATTTCTAGTTGTTTCATGCACAGCAGAAAACGGCCCCGCAAGGTTGCCGTTATCGTTTACATATACTTCATTGACCCTTCGTATTGTGCCGCCATCGTTGACTGCAAGGAAGGATATCTGACGTAATGTACCACTGTCATTAACATATATTGCCATCTCTTAACTCGAATATACAAACCATACATGACCGTCACTCGTGCCGGAAGTATTTGTTGGTGCGGTTGTTGTAATTGTAAAAGGTAGTCTAGCTTTTGCGATAGTACCTGAGCCTACCTTACTAGCTGCGACAGACCCTTCGAAGTTTCTACTTGCGTCAATTACGTCAGCACCATCAATTTTGATACCAGCGTCCTCGATATTAAAATCTAATTTTTGTCCCATGTTATACCTCTATTGTTGTCCTTATAAACTTGAACGCCATAGTATCTGTACTTGCTGGCGTTGCTCTTAATCTTACATTTCCTGAATTTATATCCGCATCAAATGTTGCCTGCGCTCCATTTTCAAAAATAGATGCGTACTGTGTTAAGTATACATCAGTTCCGTCATGGAATAATAAAATTTCAATTGCTTGAAAATCTGTGTCTGTTGAATTATGTACCTGTACTAAATACTTAGCAGTTCTAAATGTAGCTACTGCAAAACTATCTAATGTAAACTGTGCTGTTGCAGATGAACTTCCTGAGCCTACACTCATACCAGCTACTTCATCTAAGTGAAGCATTTGTGGTGGATTACTATCTCTTACACCTAGTGTTTGTATATTTGTAATATCTCCTGTACCATTACCTAGATTTAAATCTCCAGTAAAGTTAATATTACCTGACATTGTTTTACCACCAAGTGCTGCACTTGATAGTTGTGTAGTAGTTACAGAATTATTTGCAATCTCACTTGACCCAACAGCGTTTGCTGCTATCTTTGCTGCTGTAACTGCATTAGCTGCTATTGAGCCTGTTGCTACTTGTGCACCACCAATTTTTGCTGTTGTAACTGCATCATCTGCTAAATGTATAGTATCAATACTACCACTTATTAATTCTGCACTATCAACTGAGTTAGATGCTAAATCGCCTGCTGCAATAGTACCGTCAGCTATTTGTGTAGTTGTAATAGAACCGTCTGGTATTTTTGCTGCTGTTATAGCGTTATCTGCAATTTCTGCTGTTCCTACAACACCGTTTTGGATTATGCCAGCTGTGACCGAGTTAAGTGCTATTTCGCTTGTTCCGACAGCATTACCAGCTATCTTTGCACTTGTTACTGAATTATCTCCAATATGTATAGTATCAATTGAACCTGTTACGAGTTCTGCTGAATCTACTGAGTTTGCAGCTAGTTCTGTTGCTGATATAGAACCTGCAACTATTTTTGATTGTGTTACTGAGTTATTAGCTAAATCTGCTGTTACAATAGAGCCATTTACTATTTTTGATGAGTCTACTGAATTAGCCGCTAGTTTACCTAGTGTTACTTGTGCGTCTGCAATATGTATTGTATCAATACTGCCTGAAACTATCTCACCACTATCTACTGAATTTGCTGCTAAGTGACCTCCATTTATAAGGCCATTTGCTATTTGTCCAGCAGAATCTATAGCATTATCTGCTATTTTTGAACTTACTATTTGGTCAGACCCAATATGTCTTGTTAAAATTCCACCTGATATAATTTTTGTTGCATTTACATTGTTATCTGCAATATTTGCTGTTAAGATTGTATTGGCTGCTATCTCAGCTGTTGTAATACTTCCTGCTACAATCTTACTTGCATTTACAGTATTGTTTGCTATTGCACTTGCTGTACCTGTTAAGTTACCTGTAACATTTCCTTCTACGTTTGCTACAAGTGTTCCGACTGCATATCCTGTACCTTCTGTATTTACTGTTGTGGTTGGCGCAGTCTGTAAATCTTTAAATATTTTCCACTTACCTGAGTCTCCAGCATCTCTGAAGAAACCTGAGTATTTGTCTGTTCCTGATTGGTCGTATAGTCCATAGAAACCAATGTCAACTGAATCTGCTGAATCATTTGTTGTTGCTAATGCAAGTAGTGGGTCTGCTACATTAATTGTTGTAGAAGATACTGTAGTTGTTGTTCCTGATACAGTTAAGTTTCCAGATAATACTACATTACCTGAGAAAGTCTGTCCACCAAGTGCTGTACTTGCTAGTTCGCTTGTTCCTATACTGTTTGCGGCTATTTCTGAACTACCTACTGCATTTGCTTGAATTTTTGCTGATGTAACTGAGTTACCTGCTAGTTGATTAGTATTAATTAAACCGTCTTGAATAAATGCAACACTGTTGATTGCATTATCTGCTATTTTGTTTGCTGTTACAGAATCAGTCGCTAGTTCACTTGAACCTACTTGTCCTGCTCCGATTTTTCCTGCAGTAACAGAGTTAGCAGCTAAATGTATAGCATCTATACTACCTGTAACAAGTTCTGCTGAGTCTACTGAGTTTGCAGCTATTTGTAAAGCGCCTACAGCATCAGTTGCTATGTGTGATGAATCTATAGCATTGGCAACGATTCTATTACCATTGATTGCATTGTGTGCAATATTTCCTGCAACAATTGTGGAATCTGCTATTTTAGCACTTGTAACTGCGTCGTCTGCTAAATGTATAGTGTCTATGCCGCCCGATACAAGTTCTGCTGAATCTACTGAGTTTGCTGCTAATAAATCTGCTGTTACAGTACCACTTGGAATATGTATTGCTCCAATAGAGTTTTGTGCTATTTCTGAAGCACCTATTGTATTTTCCGCTATTTTTGCACTAGTGATTGCATTATCAGCCAGGTCGGCCGTAGCTATAGTGCCGTTGACTATCTTAGCTGAAGTGACAGAATTATCTCCGAGTTTGGCAGTTGTGACAGCTCCCGCGGCGATTTTTGCAGTAGTAACCTGTAAAGCTCCTATGTGTATCGTATCGATAGAGCCAGTAATTAATTCTGCGCTGTCAACACTGTTTGCTCCAAGTTGAGTGCTAGTGATACTCCCATCAGCAATATGATGAGCAGTAACGTTGTTTCCAGCAATCTTCGCTGTTGTAACCGCGTTTGCCGAAATGTGAATTGTGTCGATACTACCAGTAGCAATTTCGCTTGAATCGATTGAATTTTCTGCTATTTCATTCGAGGTTATTGCATTTGCAGCTATCTTGGCTGTGGTAACTTGACCAGTTCCAATGTGGATTGTGTCAATACTTCCTGTTACTAATTCTGAACTGTCTACTGAGTTTGCAGCTAAGCCTGCGGCTGTTACCGAGTTATCTGCTACTGCAGTTACAGCTGTTGCTTGTAATTCAGCTGCTCCAACAGAGTTTGTTGCTAATTCTGCAGCTGTTACAGAATTTAAAGCTAATTCAGAAGCTGTAATAGCATTGGCCGCAATCTTACTTGCAACTACACTATTGTTACCTATTGAATCTTGTTGTACTAAAAACTTACCTATTAACGGCATCTTATGTTTGCTCCAAATACGATAGAACGACATCTACCGAACTTGCCGTGTTTGACGAAACTTTTATAATATCCCCTGCTTCTAAAACGACTTTTGCGTCGCCTCCTATTGGTGCAAGTGTTGAACCTGCTGGTATCTCTACTCCGTTCACAATTGAGGCATGATGGTCTGAACTAGCATTATAAAACTGACAAGTAACAGTAATATCTGCTCCTGCAGTATTACATAAATATAATCCGATTATTGTTGTAGTTGTACTTGATGGACAAGTGTATACAGAGGTTAAACTTGTACCTACGTCAACTCCTGTCGCTGTTTTAAATGCTGATGCCATATCTCTATCCTAATGCTATTGAGAAAGCAACCAGGTCGTCTGTTGTTAACGCTCCTGGTACATGACTTGCTAGTACTACTACTGAGCCATTTGATGCTTTCGTATAAATCTTTTGGTCAGCCACATTCATAGC